TTAGAGTCTGTGGGCATAGGAGCGGTACAATGGGAATGGCATCAATGGACGCAGTACTGAATGACACGGTTTACAAACTGGCAGCTATAACAGAGCTGCTACAGACGCCAGAAAGAGCAAGCGAATTAAGCCCCAATACCTTCAGTGGCATTAGAATCATGCTTGAAGAAATAGCGAAGTCGATAACCGTCGTCCGGTTGAAACGGACCGATGACAGTGTTTTGATGTGCCGACGTTATGCAGGATAGTGCCAGACGCGGAGTAGCATGTTAACACAAAAAGGGCCACCGACGATGATGTCAGTGGCCCTTCTCGTTTTATTTAAAAATCTTTTCAAGTCGGAGATAATCAAGGATAAAACAAGCGCCTATTAGCGCCAAAACGAGTAAGAAAGGTATGATGTAAAACCATTGCTCATACCCCGCAATGGCGTGGGAAGTAATCCAAGCATCAAAGTGCAAAATCATCGTTAGGCCCAATGCGGCGAATACAATTCCAAAACGTACGCCGGCATATGACCTGACTTCTAGCCGAACCTTACGCGACCCTTCTTTCAGCTCAACAATGCGGTTGCTGTGTTCTGGTTCTGCCATGGCTGCACTCCCTCTTTGCGCCTTTAATAAGACCCGTGCCGGAGTGTAACAAAATCTTAACGCAAGTCAACCGCTCAATTCCCCCTACTTCATCGGAAACGTAACCTTTAACGCCTCCCTCACGGCAAAACCAACCGAACATTCATTTTCTTTCGCCAGTGCTTTAAGATGCTCATATACTTTGGCGGGTATCCTCAAAGTCAGGTATTTATCGTTTTTCAACATTTTTGCTGCCTCCTTAAAATAAGATCGTTCCAAAATTGCCCTGTAAGCCATTTGTTTACTTGGCCCCTGGCACTGGTATGCCCTGCATTGGGCTATTGTCGCTGATAATCAGGTCGACGGCATGGTATGCGAAAACGGAACACAGAACACACGTCCACCACCGAGGGAACAGCCCCGCAGCTACCGCTGATGCTAAAACCAAAATTACTGACCAGATTTTCATGTTGTCTCCCCTAACAGTTAATGTAAGCGTACTGTACGATTTCCCATTCGTTGCGCTTGATGTGGACAATATTGGACTCGTAAGCCCTGTAAGTAACGCAGCCGCAACAGTCATAAGAATGGCCGCAACCGCCCTGCGTAGAATGATGGTAAGACAATGCTTCCCTGATGAGCCGCTTACTCGTGTGCCGGGAGAATTTCACCCTTACCACATATACGTTTGTCCATGCGTCTATGTAGCTATCTTCCGGTTCTATCCTCCAAAACCTCTGTATGGTTTGTGTAAAAGGGACATGCAGCTCTCTGTCGTCTCCAGTTTTCCAATGGCCTCTTGGCAGATAAACTGCCGTGTTATAAGTTTTCGTCTTCATGTTAACTCCTTTCCCTTTGTGGTTTGATGAATCAATGGGCATACCACCCAACTTAGATGGTATGCCGGTTCAGCCATCAAGCCTCTACCGGATATACTTTTGCGCAGGCGTCTGACTCTCCGTCTGAAATGTCTCCGACGTAAAGACGATGCTCACCGCTCATTGCATCATAAAAACTGACAATAACATCATCTTCATTCATCCAATCGCGCAAGCCCCTACATGCTGCCCTACACGCATCCGCAACAGTATCAAACAGCCCTGATTTGCTGCCGTCCCAATACTTGACCTGCCATTTAGTTGGGCTCATAGCTTGTTACCCCCCTCGACCTTAGTGAGCACCCTGAGTGCCTTAATCAGCATATCAATCGTTCCATCTTCCGGCCCTGTATGCTCTCGCATCCAATGGGTGAGCTCATCCAGTGCCTCAAACATCTCTGGAGCCGCCGCAATCAGCCTGCTGTTTGCTTCGTCCTCTTCTTCGCTCCAGCCTGTTACCACATTGCAAATAGGGTACAGCGTCGTACCACCTGTTTCCAGCCTCATGCGCCCTTCACCGTCCTTGAAAATGGAATCACGCCCGTTACCACAACCCTGATGCCACGGCCCCTCAGTGTACTGTCTCATCGTCCTACCTCCTTGATTTCCCATCCTTCAATGATTGCTTTCTGATCGTCCAGCGTAAGCGGAACGTGTGGCGGAAAGACGCTTGGAAACACACACTTCACGTCTATCCGGTCAAGATCACATTCGTCATATACTGCGTTAACTTCCTCGAAAGGCATTTCGCATGTACTCGGCACCGAAAATGCAAGCTTCGTGTCGTCGATACCAATCCCGAAATGCCTCTGCAACAAACCATCAATTACCTGTTTTCTGTTCATGCTCTCCCCCTCTGGAATAGACGCGCTATGGCGTACCGCTCTTCCCTTGTCACTTCCCATACCACTACGGCCATTACAGCCGCTCCGCCGATGCCTATCATTCGTGCTGCCAACCAATCTATCACACTGTTTCCTCCCTTCTTAGATGTCATTACAGACTGCCGTAAACTGCTGCATATTCTTTCGGGTGAATAACCTTAATGTGGTTCAGCATACGGGACATAACCTTGTACCGGTATTCGTTAATCTTTTCCGGCAAACACCCTTCAGCATTGCAGATAGAGTTTATCGCGGTGAATATCTGCTGTTCGTTCCTGAATCCGTAATGCGTGGCGACAAGCAGCATTGCATCGCCGTGGTTGTTGTCCTGCGTTAACTCTCGTAACGTCTTGATAAATGCTTTCATTGTGCTACCTCCTTGCTTGAGTTGTACTGCCACCGTGAGGCCAGTGAGTTAACACCGGCCTCCTAATTGCGTTACAGCTCCATATCTGCCAATGATGCTATCTTGCCTTGTACCCATTCAGCCGCATCGCTTGCGGTTTGCAGCCCTCTCCCGTCGCTATTCCGTAAATCACCACTTGGAATGTAGATGTTAAACCGGTCCTTTTCTTCCCTTGAAAGATCCTTGCAGTAACACTCGCCGGGACAACCACCATTCCCACATTCAATCACCGCGAAGCCTGCTACCCTGAAGAAGCCGGGATGTGCCAGTACCAACGATACGGCGTCGATATCTAACGGGGTTGTCCCGAACTCAAACCATGCATACGCCGTCTTGTTTGACTTTTCAGCGCCAATGAATACCGTTAACTCAACGATGTATCCGCACTCTTGCAGCCGGTCAATCAGGGCCAAGACCGCAGCGCCCCGTCGTGATAACTTATCGGCTGATACGTCACCGCTTGCCGCAATGTTAACGCAGATACTTACAACCTTCTTGACCGGTTCAGTCTCTTGTTCAAACCAGCACTCAGGTTCGCCAGCCACAACCAGACCAACATCAAAGAATTGTCCGGTGACGTCAAACCGGTATCCTGTTAACATTTCCTCTTCAGTGTGCTTAATGTTTGCAACCTGCATCGTGATATCGTCCGTTCCAACCTGCCATCCCGTGTAGGCCAGTTGTTTAATACCCGCCCACGTTTCATACCCGTTGGTGGAGGTTTGATTGTGATAATATCTGCCGTTCTCTGCGTTTGGCCGATCATCCCAACCGTATGAGCCTACATCATCCCTCCGGTTGTGCTTGTCTGGAGTCTTCACCTTTGTATTGGCCTCCAGCCATGTTACAGCCTCCACCGGATGATTAAACCAGATGTCAAACCGCTCTCTTCCATAGTCAATCCTCATAGTCTGCCTCCTTTTGATACCCAAGTTAACTTCTTGACTCAATGGGACTGGCACCCATCATAGGTGCCAACCCGGTTCAATCAATAAGTTGCAGCTTTCGCTTTAATCTTGCTCACTTCGCTTGTGTCCATACCTTTCCAGATAGCCATCTGTTCAACGTCTGCCAGTTTGTAACCTACGTCTAACAGCTTTGCGCCTTTGATGCTCGCTCGTGGTGATATGATACAGGTCATCTTCAAGTCTTCAGCGGCATGACGGTATGCCTGAACCTTCTTGGTCCATTCGTCATTTCCTGCAATGGCACGTTCCAGCGTTTCATCATAGTCATGCGCAACATACAAGAACCGGTCAAGGCTTGCACCGTCCTGTTGGTTACGTCCTACATACTTCCTGTTTGCACCATGTCCGGTTGTGTTGCCTGCTGCCATGCATATGAAGTCAGGATGCTTGGTGACGTTTTCACCATTCGGAAAGCGGTACGAACCGTTCGCCAGCAATGAATTGATTGACGTTAACACGTTTGCGTTGCCTGCGTCTATTTCGTCCAGCAAGTAAAAGCCACCGTTCTTGTATGCTTTGTACAAGATGGTTTCAGAGTATGCGCCTTTCGCGTCCATGTAGCCGATAAGGTCACTCTTCGTTGTTTGTCCGCCTACCGATTGGGCGTAAAACTCGATGTTCAAAGCTCTTGCAATGTTGTGGCATGTTGTTGTCTTGCCTGAGCCAGCGCCACCAACCAACATCACGTTTTCCCTGATGGTAGCCAATGTTAACAGCGATTCAAACATGTTGTGTTGCACTCCGACGTTCACCGTTGTTAAGTCAATCCGTTTGACTTCAATCGTCCTTGTCTGCTTTGCTACTTCTTCCAGCACGATAGCCCTGACGGTTTCAGGGTCTACGCCGCCGTTAAGTTGTCCCAGAAGCTCCACCAGCATCCCGGCAACCTCTTGCTTGTCTACCGTGCCATTCGTGCCGCCTGAGCCGATTACAGGAACATCTCCAGTAAGCAGGAACTCTTCAATCTGTTCACGCTTCCATTGCGTCCTGAGTATGCTTGTCGGCATACCTAGGCTTTTGGCTTTCTCTGCGCCTGCTACTCTCAACTGTTGCATCGTGGCCGCCTGTACTTGTTCTGTTGTCATGTTACGCCTCCCATCTTTGATGTTATGTTAACTGCGTTAACTTCGATTGAATCGCCATCCGGCGGCACCATTACTGATGCCACCTCATGAGTATTCAATTTGATGTCTTCATCTCTTGGGATAATTTGCAGGTTCATTTTGCACTCAGCCATCAGATACCATCATCGCCTTTCGGCTCGGCATTTGGCCCCTTGTTTCTGCCTGCCACCCTTATTCAGTTTTCAAGAGGCCCAACCGGCCTTGCAATTCCTTATCACAACCAAGGAGTCTAATTATTACTCCCACCTTAGATGTTATGTCAACATAAATGTGATACATTTGTATCACTTTCTTTTGGGCATGGAATACGAGTTAACGCAAACGCCCACCAGCACAGGGTTAGCGGGACTTTTATCAATATTGGAATAAATGATGCAATGAGTAAAACACACAAGTACTTAATAAGAACAACCTACAGGCCGTGGTTGGTGGTTGGTGGATAACAAAGATAGGATAGACCAAGACTATTGCAGGAAAACCAGAATGAAGCGGTTAGGGGCAAACATGGTGAGTCACACGGCAATTTCCATGCCGAGTTTTCTGTCCCTTTTTGGTACACTTTTAATAATCGGCGGAAATAGTGAGGTAAGGACCACTTCGATTCTTTTGCTCACAGGGCAATTGTGGAAGCCGGTTTCGAATACAACCACCAACAATCCTGCGTTAACGTGGGTTACCGACACCCTGCCCAGATCACCCCAAACTGGGCACTGTCCCTGACCGAATACCACCTACAATACCACTTGGCGCGCTGACATCATCGTAACGTACTGAATACACACAACAATACGATACATACAGAATGATGCTAAATCATTTGCCCTTCGGATGTATGCCTTTCAAGTTAACTTGTCATAGCAGCAAGGCAGGCAGTACAGGCAGAGAGAGCGTTGCGTTGACGTGTGTTAACTCAGTCCTCCCCCGTACCTCCCAGCCCCGTCCAGCCACCAGCCGCTCAGAAATATACCTCCCCTGTCCATTGAACAACCCCCTCATTTTTCTGAAACACCCCCCTTGAAAAATTTTTTCTTCCGATTTTCAAAAATAAGCCCGTCAGAGCCTTTCTGGTCCCCTCCCCTCACCAGTGCTTAACCGATGATACTTTTTGCCTCCTATACCCCTTAGCGTTCGTCGTGGGTATATTTCTGATCTTTCATCACACCCAAGATGCCATTATTTTTTCAGTTGTGGCATTTTAGGTGTTGACAGAGTGGCAACTAAGGTGTCATTGTGCCGTCACAAACGAATAACAAACGTGTCGTGCAGGATGCGTTTACCTGATAGGTGATGGCGGGGAACCGCTCAACCTCAGAAGCCCCGGACGAGCCTGCACGCTCTGAAGGGGCTTTTGCTTTATTGAAGGAGATGTAGGATGAGATCACGCAATATAAAACCCGAATTCTTTCTGAACGACGAACTCGCTGAACTGGACTTTGCTTCTCGCCTGCTATTCATAGGCCTGTGGTGCTATGCGGATCGAGACGGCTATTTTGAATGGAAACCTAAGCAGATTCGTGCTGCCATCTTCCCTTATGACATGTTGGACATAGATGTCATGCTAAATAATTTATTGTCATGTCATGTAATTACATCCAAAAACAAGGTAGGATTCATCCCCTGCTTTGTAAAACATCAGCATCCTCACCCCCATGAGCCCAAAAGTTCGATGAAAGAAAAGTTCAATGAAATCAATGTCATTGCATGTGATACCATTGTAACTGCATGCCAGGAGGATATTAGGATTAAGGATGTTAGGATATTAGGATTAAGGAAAGAGGATTCTAAAACCCTTTGTGCATCTTCCGATACACGGCACATTGATTCTGCCCCCGGTACAGATTTTTACCTCACGAAGAGGAAAAGAAAACTCTCCGGTAAGAGACTCGACCTCTTCAACGAGTTTTGGAAAGAGTTTGATTACCCGAAGGGGAAGGCTGAGGCGGCAGACGCTTTCATGGACATCGAGTTTCATTCGGAAGGGATGCCGGAGGCCATCATCAAAGGGGCCAAGATAGCTGCTCAACAACGGTTCGCTTTGAAAGAGGCTGGCAGGACTCCCAAGATGGCTCAGGGTTGGCTCAGTAGCAGGCGGTGGGAAGACGAAGAGTGCCGGGAAGTGGTGACTTCAGTACCACAAATACTCTCCGAACGAGACAGGATTTTACAGAAAAACGCAGAATCATGCAGGATATTTGCAGGAGGGGACCAATGAAAGGGAACGAAGACAAGAAGAGATTTTCCGTGGTGATGTACTGGCTGGCCGGACGCATGAAGGGACAAGGAGGTAAACCGGTGGACATTACCCCTGACTTCCAGCGTGACTACTACGAAGCTCTGGACGACATCAGAATTGAGCGTATCGAGTGGGCCGCTAAGCACCTGTTTAAAACGACGACGTTCTTTCCTATGCCAAACGAAATACGGCCTGCCGCTATGTTGGCCCCGTCAACGGTGCTCCCATCTCTGGCTTTGGACCGAAAGGAGATCCCGGAGTTTACTGAGGCACAACGGGAGGACGCAGCCAAAGCGCTTGACGACATCATCAACAGTTTTGGTAAGTGGGGTGAGGTCTAATGCCGAAAGGGGACAACGCACGGAAACTGTCCGACGAAGAGCGTGATTATATCATCGGAAGAATTAAACGGGGAGTCTGCATGTCGGCCCTGGCCCGAAAGTTCAAAGTGTCTCGTCAGAGGATCCACCAGTTAAAAAAAATATCTGTCGATTCTCCTTGACACCCAAGATGTGTGCGGTTAATGTGGCATCCATGATGTCAGGAGAGGTGCCGGAACTTGGAAAAAAGATGCATAGAACTGGTTTTGCCGACGACCGTGATGCTACCCCGCAAGACGAAAGCGGATGTGAAGTATCGTCTCAACCTAAATGTGTACAGGAACACGAATTTCATAGTTCTAAACCAAGCAAAGCATCTCTTCGCAGGGATAGTGGAAAAAGAGCTGGCTGGCTTAGGAACTATCCCAACTCTGCGGCCTCCCTTGCGTTTGCTGATTACACTCTGGGTAGCGAGAAGGTGCGACCTTGCGAATGTGCAAGCGGTTGTGGAGAAGTTCGTTGCGGATGCGATTGTGGAATGTCAGGTAATTACTGACGATAATTGCGACATTATTCAAGCGGGTGGCTACCAATTCGGAGGATATGACCGGATTAATCCAAGGGCCATTGTGAGGATCGAAGAGATATGAGAATCCCGTACATTTACGATGTTAACACGATAAGGGGATGGGACACCTTTAAAAAGCATATGACATTAAGCATGAGTGAGCGCTGGTCCCCGGCGAGGCCCGAAGCGATAAATACGTATTCGCTGAAATGGCGCTTTAAAATGGCATGGTTGGTTTTTACCGGAAAAGTAGATTGTTTGAGGTGGGACGAATGACAAGTCCAGTTGTCCAAAGAATTAAAGAGTTTGCCGACCTGCGATGGCCTGACCGTGACCTCCCCGGAAGACTTCGTAAGTTGGGTGAAGAGATTGGGGAGCTTAATGAAGCAGCCGCCCGTCTGTGCTCCACCTTCTGCTACAACGGTCCTTTCGGCACTCTAGAGCCTAATTCTCAGGACGAGCATGATGAATATTCAAATTGCCGATGTATGCTTGCCCTTGAGATAGCAGACGTCGCCATCATCCTCCAAGACATCCTCATTATCACAAACTGTGAGGGGGATTTGACGGAGTATATGGACGTCAAGATGGAAGAAAATGAACGCCGGGAATGGCCGGTACATATCTCGGATGTGGTGGACGATGAGCAGGAAGGTTCCGAATGAAAATGCTCATGCGCCGTATATCCATCAGAATCAAGTTCGCAATGGATACTTTTTTCTGGTTCATTGAAGTTTGCCCTACCTGCAAACCGGTTACTCGCCTCAATGCCTTTAGCAGCATAGGCTTTATTACGGCAGTATGCCCGAATTGCGGATACAGAGTTACACGTTAACACGACGTCTAAAGGGGGGAACCCTCCTAGCTGGACCGATCTCTGTTGCTTTCCCCCCCTAAAGGCTTCGGCCTTTGCATCGAAGGGCGACGGAATATGATCGAAGGGCGATAGCCTCACTGGAAACGGTGTCAAGGTTATCAGTATAAAATATAAGCCGGATTCGTCCATCGGAAAGGACGCCTCCCTTGTAAGGAGGATGTGGTGGGTTCGACTCCTACATCCGGCTCCAATTATGGCAAGGTAGCTCAATTGGTAGAGCGTCGGACCTGAAATCCGCCTGCGCAGGTTAAAGTCCTGCCCTTGCCTCTATCTCGGATCACCACCAGAGCGAGGACCGGAAAACTCGTAGACCGTGCAATCTGTTGGAACGTCAGATTGATCTGAACTTTTATTTAAGGAGAGCGTATGACCCCGATAGAAAAGATCGAGAGCATGAAAAAGATATTTGGAAAATGCACCGCGCTGGCCGAGAAGAAAGGCCATGACTATTCCGGCTCTACTGACGGGATGGCTAACTTTAAAACCTTTGGCTGGAAGGGAATTGTTGTCCGCCTTGAAGACAAGATGCAACGCCTCATCCACTTTTCTAAATCAGGTCAGTTCCGCGTCGTCGATGAAAATATCGAAGACACCCTGCAAGACCTCATCAATTATGCGGCCCTTGCCATTATCTCCTACCGGGAAGAGACAAAGAGTGCCAACAAATCTGAATTTGTGGGGTATTGCGATAACAGCATGAGTGAAAAAGTTTCCCAACACGATAAAATTGTTAACGACGCAGTAATAAACGAAATGCTTAATAACCCTTTCTACCTACGTACAGGGAAGTTCAGATAACCAAATGGCCGTACTGACGGAACGAACCAGAAAATTCGTTATGGAAATAGCGAAGAATGGGACATCACCCGACAATGCAGCAAAACTTGTAGGGATCTCTACCAATGTGGTCCCGGTCCTTATGGCGAACCCTATCGTAAAGAGAGAAATAGAAGTTTCTCTTGATAAGCAGGGGATCAACCACAAGTATTTTGCTTCCAAAATGGTTGAGTTGTGCGAGGCGGAAAACTCAAAGGGAGAACCGGATTGGGGCGCGAGAGCAAAAGGACTTGGGATGCTGAAAGAGATTCTTGGTTACGAAGCACCCAAACAGGTCCAACAGACTACGACGGTCGTTACTTATGAAGAGCGGCTGCTTATGCTTGCAAATGAAGAACCGGTTTCCAATGTTGGGATGATTACGGAGATAACATGCCAATAATCAAGGACAAGTGGAAAGAAGTTGTAAACAAAGCGTTTATAGATTCCGGGTTCATGTCCCCTAATTTTTCGGGTAAATTCCTTGTCACCGTTATGGCAGGCAATATAGTGGCTGTGGAAATAAGCCAAACAATAAAATAGTTTTAACAAAGAACTGTCTAACAGTTCTACTAACCAGATGGGGGTTTTATATGGCAGGTGTCGCAAATGTAGCAAAAGTGGCAGGAGTCAAAGCAGAGGTAGTACATAATGTTCTCGCTGCTATCGGAAAAATAGCAGAAACGGAACGTGTAACTTTCGTAGGATTCGGCACGTTCAAGATGGCGACGACAGAGGCCCGTATAGGCCGCAATCCTCAAAATGGCAATCCGGTCGCAATCCCCGGTAAAACTGTATTGAGATTCAAGGCGTCAAAGTAACGAGTTCCCGTAACCATTCGGGCTTGCGGTGGACCTTGCAAACCCACCTACCTGCCAGTATATAGGTTAACTGGCTACCAATTTTCCCTGCATGTTGGAATAGGGAGCAACAGACAAGGGACCGCAGACGCGGGGGCATATGTCAGAAGCAGAAAAGCAAGCCAAGATAATATCTACGCTCAAGGCGATGAAGAGCACACTTCTTTATTTCGCCAAGCACATGCTGAAAGTCCAGACGGTACGTGGTCAGGTAGTCCCCCTCCAGCTCAATAACCCACAGAAGATACTGCATAGCATCGTTGAAATGGTTAAGTCCCGCCGACCTGTAAGATTGGTCGCCCTAAAGGCCCGACGCATGGGATTTTCCACCTACTTCTCTGCCCGTTATTACTGGAGAGTAAGCTGGAACCATAACCGGTATGCTACACAGATTACCCACGAACCGGAGGCTACTGATGCCTTGTTCAAGATGGTCAAACGATTCTACGATTTTTCACCTACCGACATGCGGCCTTCAACTAAGTATAACAATACCCGCCTTTTGGAGTTCAATACCAAAGATGGGCGTGGGCTTAACTCAGGGTTTAGGGTGGCGACTGCTGGCAAAGAGGACTTTGGATCGGGCCAGCTCATCCATTATTGCCACCTCTCTGAAACATCGAAATGGCCTGCCGAGACGACAGAGAGCCTACTTACCTCCATTCTCCAATGTGTGCCGGACGACGACGAATCAGAAGTCGTCTTTGAATCCACGGCGAAGGGAATAGGCGGCGCGTTCTATAGTCGTTTCTGGGGAGCCCGCTACCGTGTATGGGTTACTCGCCTTGATGAAAATGGCAACCCTGTAATCACTGAGGAAATAAACTCTACCGCTGACGAAGAGGACATATACACGTCAATATTTCTGCCGTGGTTCGTCTTTGAGGAAAATATACTCAAGGCTCCCGATGATTTTCAGCCGAACAAAGAAGAACTGAAAATGATAAAGCAGTACGGTGTTAACTCCGATCAACTCTTTTGGAGACGCCGGACCCTTGCCAGTAAGTGCGATGGCAACCTTGACATATTCAAGCAGGAATACCCCGCCAACCCCATCGAGGCGTTTCTTGGCACCGGACGTCCAGTGTTCGACAATACAAAGTTGTATCGTTATCACGAAGCTCTGCCTGAGCCGATAGTAAATTACGAGTGCATGACCGGGACAGGACAATGGATGTCGGTACCCACTGGCAGGCTCCGGGTATGGGAAGAGCCTAAACAGGGGCGCTCGTACATAATCGGTGCCGACGTTTCGGAGGGTTTGGCAAAAGGTGACTTCTCGGTAGCAGACGTAATCGACCATCAGACCGGGAAACAGGTAGCCCAATGGCACGGGCATACGGACGCCGATGTCTTTGCAGAGATCCTGATTGCACTTGGTAAGCGGTACAATCTGGCATGGCTTGGGATAGAGAGGAACAACCACGGACTCACGACGGTCACATGGGTATGCAACTCCCGGTACCCCTTAGTGTACGCGGAGATGGTCCCCGACCCTCCCGGTAAGCCTCGTAAACGATACGGATGGTTAACGAGTAGCGCGACCAGACCGCTTATACTCGACAACCTTGTGAGAGAAGTCAGGGAGGACGCCCACGGTATTATGTGTAAAGCTACCATCGAAGAGATGATGAGCTTTAAGATCCAGAATAACGGCAGGTACGAAGCTGATGGCGGAAGGTTCGACGACAGGGTTATGAGCCTGTCTATTGCCAAATATCTCAGGCAGACAATACCGCTCCCGTCTATGAAAGCAAATGACCAGAATTTCTTTCAGGACAGTAACCACCGGGCGTATCATACGATGAAAGACAAAAGGGGCTGGACATAGCATCTAAGTTGCTTGCATAATAAAACCAATTAAGATATAATTATCACTCATATATTTGAGGACCACTTTGACCCCCTTAAAAAAGGGACCACCGAAACCCCGTATTTTCACCGTTTGCCATTTGAGGCTCGGCTGGAGATATGGGGTTTTCCGTTTTGGAGCAACATGGCACAGGCGATACAAACATCTGAAGGAGTCAGCAATTTTGGACTCGTAAAGGTTCGTAATAATGACGCTATCGCTGCCGAAACTGAATCAAAACAGCAAGATACTCAGCCTGAAAGGGTTGTTGACGGACTAACCGGTTATATAAATTCCTGTTGGGTCGCGGCTAAAACAGCAAAGCAACCCATCGAAGAACAGATGCTCGCCAACATGCGGCAGAGAAGTGGAATTTACGACGCGGATAAGTTGGCAGCGATCAGGGGTATGGGTGGTAGCGAAATCTATATTCTTATGACGGCAACGAAATGCAGGGCCGCAGAGGCATGGATACATGACGTCCTCTCCCCAATATCGGATAGGCCGTGGACGATCAACCCTACCCCGTTGAGTGAGCTACCGGGGGACAAACAAGCAGCCTTGATGCAGGAAGCCCAGGACGTATTTACGGAAGTAATGCAGCAGGCGCAGCAGTTACAGCAGTCAAATATGATCCCTCTTGTCCAGCTCCGGGAAGAAATAACGGAATACGTCAAGACTCGCAGGGACGAACTCATATCTGAAGTTCAGGCGGAGGCGCAAGCGTGTTCAGACCGGATGACTACCAAAATGGACGACCAACTGGAAGAAGGTGGCTGGCATAATTCATTTTGGGCCATCATCAGTGACCTTGTTACCCTCAAGGCTGGAGTCTTGAAAGGTCCGTGCATCCGCAGGCGCAAAGTTAAGAAGTGGGTGCAGGTAGGTAACAAGTGGGTTATCCAGACACCTTACGAACTGGTGCCTGAGTTCGACAGAGTTTCCCCGTTTGACATCTACCCGGCTCCTGACTCTCGCGGGGTTGACGACGGGTACCTGTTTGAACGGCACAACCTCACTCGTACTGACCTCCTTTCCATGATCGGGGTACCGGGGTACAACGAGGCCAATATCAGGGAAGCGATAAAGGCTTATGGTACCGGCGGACGCCGAGAGTTCTTGGGACCTGACAGCGAACGAGCCCGTATGGAGTTCGGCACGTCAAACACCCTGTTTACCGGGGACAAAATAGAGGCTCTGGAGTTTTGGGGAAGCGTTCAAGGCAAGTTTCTTATCGAATGGGGCATGAGCGCATCCACCATTGACCCCGAACTTGATTACGAAGTTAACGTGTGGCAAGTGGGAAGTTTCACTATCAGGGCGCTGCTCAACCCTGACCAGTTAGGACGCAAGCCATATAGTGTCGATTGTTTTGACAGGGTGGCCGGATCTTTCTGGGGCCGGGGTATCCCTGAGTTGATAAGCGACCTCCAAGATATTTGCAACGCGATTGCCCGTTCCATCGTTAACAACGCCGCTCTGGCATCCGGTCCTCAGACCGAAGTTAACACAGACCGGATCAAAGGCGACAGTACAGAGCTTTACCCGTGGAAGATTTGGGAAAGTACAAACCAGCAAATGCAGGACGGTCCGGCAGTCAGGTTTACGCAGCCGCAGATAGTTACACAGGCATTAATGCAGGTCTTTGAATTTTTCAGTTCATTAGCAGACGACCAGAGTGGAGTTCCGAGATGGGCCTATGGTCAGACGCAGCAGGGTGGCGCAGGTTCTACATCGTCAGGGCTGTCTATGTTGATGAGTGCCGCCAGTCGCGGGATAAAGATGGTGATAGGCCACGTAGACTGTATGACTGAAGGGGCGGTAGGCCGGTTGTACGATTACAACATGATCTACGACGAAGACGAAAGCCTCAAGGGTGACTGTAACGTGGTGGCGCGGGGGTCTTCCTCTCTCATAGCAAAAGAACAGATGATGAACAGCCGAAGTCAGTTCTTGCAGCAGACCGCCAACCCTGTTGACGTGCAGATAATAGGCTTGAAGAATCGTAGCAAGATGCTGATGCAGCACGCCAAGGATCTGGATTTACACCTTGTTGACGATGATGATCTACAGAAACAGATAGCCGACTTTGCTCAGCAGGTCAGGCAGCAGGCAGCGCAGCAAATGGCGGCGCAGAGTCAGGGCGCTCAGGATTCTCCCGCAATAGGAAGATCCCCGGACGCGAAACCTCAGCAGACTGACAATGCAGGCAATCCGGCAGGCGGGACAGCGACCAACACCTTCCAGAATCAGGGGGCCTAACAATGGCAATACGATATAAATTTCTTAATTCTCCCTCTCCACAGACTGTATCCGCTGGAGCCGTGAGCGCCGTGCTCGGATGTTCTGACGTTGTAGTTACAAACGGTACGGCCTGCTTTATATGCGTGAGCCCAGATGGTACAGGGGTGAACGGATCTATCGTTGCCGCTGGAAACGCTCATTACATCCCGGCCAACGTGCCGGTAGTCCTGAGTGACCTAAATGCCGCTTTCAAGATCGGTGTTAACGCAGGGACTCTTTACATCAGCGCGGTGGGTTAATGGATCTTCCATCGTACAGTGTAAGTGGTCTGGCCTCAGATCTAGACGGGCTTAAAGGCTCACAGGTCCATGCATGGTTGCAACGGGAGCTTGAGCATAACAATAAAAACTTGTCAGTGCTGAGAGACGATTTGCAACTCAGATGGCTACAGGGGCAAACGCAGTTCATTACTTCTTTTCTCAAGTCAATAGACGAAGCCGCTGAATCTGCTTTTGGAGCCAGAGAAACGGCACGCAGACACGAAGAACTGAAGTCGATGCGCAACAAACAATTTTGATTATTATGACATCCATCATGGGTGACATTGGCACGCAAATAGACCTGAATCCCTGATAACAGGCTCAGGCAGCAACCGGAATCCCTGTAAACAGGCTCCGAATAGAGGTGGCAGATGTTCAGTTCGATAACAGATCCAGTGAAAAAAGCACAAGCAGAACTCGACGCGCTGATAGCTGAAGTTAACGCTAACGCACCGGCTACTGACGCTGAAGGGAATCCGGTAGAAGCCGCTCCCGAAGCAGAAGTGACCACCGAAGCATCAGCCGCACAGGCAACACAGAATCCCGCAGGAGTTACCACTGAGAACAAGCAGCCGCAATCCGAAGACACCGCTTACTGGCGTAATCGCTGTGAGGTAGTTCTTGGCAAGTACAACTCGGAAGTCCCGCGACTCAGTGCTGAACTGGCAAACGTCAAGCGTCAGTTATCCGACTTTCAGACATCCAGAGTGTCCGCACAGGCTCCAGCAGCCGAAGGCGATGACTACCGTTCTCCGTATGTTAACGACGAGATCAGGTCAAGTCGTTCATACGCAAAGATGGCTAAGGAGTTCGGTACTGACTACGCAGAAACGCATTTTGAAGGGGCCGCGTTATCGGCAAAGCAGGCGGCAAGAGCAGAGATGCAACCCATGCAGGACCAGATGGCCTTATCGGCCACAGACCGTCTGCACTCAGACATCTCTCAGTATTGCCCAAACTGGATGACTACCAACGATGACCCCGCGTTCATCGCATGGGCCAAGTCCACCAAGGAGCCTTACACCGGCTCAACGATCATTAACCTACTCAATCAAGCGTATTCGGGTGGGGACTCGCAGAGAGTCGCAATGATCTTCAACGAATATAACCAGAAGTTAACGTCAACCCATTCAACCACCGCGACTACCATCAGGCCATCCGTGGATGACCTCGTGACCCCTGCCCGAAGAGGGAGCGCAGCGCAGACAAGCGCAGATACTCATCAGGGCAAAATCTGGACCGAGAAAGAAGTTGACCGCTTTTTCGATGATTTTGCAAGAGGGCGTTACGAACACCGGCAGAAGGAAGCTAAGGAACTTGAGGCTGAAATCGGCAGGGCATACGGAGAAGGTCGAGTAAGGTAACGGCGCGGTATAAAGGAATAATATTATGAGTCTCGTCGGAAGAGCAGCAGGATACCCGGATCTTTCCAGTGCAGGCGTCACCAGCTTGACGCCCAAGATTTACAGTAAAAAACTTCTTATCGCTTTCTATGCAAAAACCGTTTTCGGTGAGATTGCACAGCGCGACTACGAAGGTGAAATAAAGTCTCAGGGTGATACCGTTATCATCCGTACCCGTCCGACCCCGGCAATCGGAACATACACTCGCGGCATGGACCTCAATGCCGTTCGCCAGTTCTTTGCACCGGCCTCTATGGAGTTGCAGATATCTGAAGCAGATTTCTTCTCCATCGGTATTGACGCTCTGGATGAGGCGCAGAACGATATCAACGCGCTCGACGCGTGGGCAATTGATACCTCTGAAGCAATGGGCATCAATGTGGACACAAAGGTTCTCAACAACCTTTACACCTCCTGCCATGCCAAAAATACCGGCGCGACCGCTGGCGCTAAATCCGGTGGTTATTCCATTGGCACTTCCGGCGCTCCGATAACGCTGACCAAGGCCAATATCCTTGATTACATCAGCTATTGTTCGTCTGTCCTCAACGAGCAGAACGTCCCCACTAACGGCGACAGATGGATGATTTTGCCTGAGATTTTTGTCAGCCGCATCAATACTTCCGATCTACGTTCCGCGCTGTTCACTGGCGATTCCAGTAACCAGAGCCTACGTAATGGGCGTATCGGTGAGATTGCTGGCTTCAAGATATTCTCCAGCAACAACGTCAATGCTGCTACCGGCTCGACCTACCCGATCCAGTTCGGACACAAGGCGGGGATCACTTTTGCCAGCCAGCTCGTAAAATCCCGTACCATCGAACTCCAAAATACTTTTGGCCGTGCGATGGAAGGTCTACAGGTTTACGGCTACAAGGTTGTGAAGCCTGAAGCTGTCGGCTGCATGTACGCGATTGCCGGTTAATTAACCTCTTTCCCTCCCTGCGTTAACTCGCGGGGAGGCACTCTAAACGGAGATAAAACAAAATGGCTGCTATTACTTATCCTATCGCTGGTGGTGTTGTGGACTCACTCGTCGCCGCCGCTCCCGCATCCGGTAAAAAAGTCTACGTTATTGAAAAGACTTTCAACCTTGATACGATCAAGGACACGCTTGGTGTCGCTCTTGGCAAGATTCTGACCACTGATATTGTCAATCTTTTCAACATCCCGGCCAATACGATGATTCTGTCTGCCGGTATCAAAGTGACTACTGTAGCTGTTGGGTGCTCGTCTACATGCACCGCTAAGCTCCGCTTCGGTACCACCGACATCACGGCCACCGCTGACATACTGACAGCAAATACAGTGGCAATCGGCGGCGCTACTACCACCGCACTGCCTATCAGTGTAGGTGCGTCGGCAGTGTCCTGCAACCTGGTGTTCGCCATTGGCGGGGGTACCGTCACTACTAACCCGACTGTTCGCGCAACACTCGTCTGCGTGGATATGTCCTAATTTTCTACGGCCCCTGTTAACGCAGGGGCCAACACATTAAGGAGAGAAGCACATGACCTTTACAAATCTCGCCGTCAACACATTCAGATGTCTTTTCCAGTTTGTATTCGGTGCTCCTGTTGCGTTTGCAGATACGACGACCATCACAGCAGCTTCGTTGCTTTCTGGCCTGATAATCGGGACTCCAACCGCCGCCGCCAACTATACCACTCCGACTGCCGCACAGATACTTGACGCAATGGGAGGTTCCGGTAATGCCAAAGTTGGCGACTGTTTTGACTTCTATCTGAGGAACGTTTCAGCCGGGGCTTATACGATAACTCTCGTTGCAGGTACCGGGATCACGCTTGCTACGGGTAACACAAATACCGCAACTCAGGCGAATACCCGCATGTTCCGAGGTGTAGTTACTGCCGTGGGAGCATCCCCCGCCATTACCATTTACAGCGTACTCAGCGCAGCTCACTAAGGGGGAAACACCATGTCACCGGAAGAACTCGTATCGCAAGAATGGCTACTCAACAAGGACAACGGGCTCATCTTCCTCGTTCATCCCTTGTTGCAGATAAATAGCAACTTCTCCGCCTATTCTCCTTCTGTTGAAGAGATTATAGCTGGATGTAAGTTAACCGCTACTGTACCGGTACCGGCCCTAGACACGGTTGAATCGGGTACCATCATAGAGGACGACATAGTTAACCTCTCTTTGATGCTGGAAATTGACCCCGCTATTGATCGCAGTACCGCAATAAAAACGGCGGTTCTTTCCGTAGCTGTAGGTGATTACGCCGCTCCCGCCTTTGGTCGTCCCGCTATGCCGAAGGTAGCTTATATCAAGGAAGCGACTGGATATCCTGACGTAACCGCTGATGAAATCATTGCCATTCTTTCCGAAGAAGAAGCAGGAGCATAAACCATGATGACCGCTGACTCTCTCTATTCATCTTTAACCTCACGGTTCACTGGAAAACCTCCAGTAGAAGATATGTATTCAGCAATAGGGATTGTCAGCGATTATCTCTCCACAAGGCTCTTTTTGAACGGGTCAAAACTATTAAATGAGGAAGTTTCGTTAAGGTACGCATCCGGCGTTAACTCGGCGGGTTTGCCTGATAACATGCTTGGTACAGTAGAACCTCCTTTCGTCCTGAACATCATAGGGCAAACGGGAGGTATTGACTTGCTGCCCCTTCCCTCTGGGTACAGGTCGTCATTCGTGGGGGTCACTGGCACACCAGAATATTACGAAATTAAAGGCGCAGACCTTTTCGTATATCCGACCCCAAACAAGGCCAGTACCGTTGTATTTGAGGCGAGTTTAGCAGCGATAAAGCCTACCACAGGAACCGACCTGATCCCATTTAATGGGTTATTTGATTACATTTTCAGGGAAGTGGTCCTACTCGTGATGTTGCAAGGCGGATCGGCGGTGATGCAGGCTGACGCGTACTTATCCAAGACGTTTGATGCCATTGACCGCAACCGTGCCAACCGCACCGTAATACCAAGATATTTCCCATAACCCGGAGGCAGCATGTCTTTTACAGGACAAACCATTATAGACGACGTTCACGCTCTTCTCGCAGACATCAACACCTATTGGTTGGACACATATCTGTTGAGCTGGTTGAACTCCGGGCTTAAAGAAATTGTTATTCACAAGCCAAATGCCTATGTCGTAACAGCCCCCTTAGTTTTGGTGGCAGGCACAAAGCAGACGATCCCGGCAGCAGGGTTGATGCTGATAGACATCGTTAGGAATATGGGGACTGACGGGCTTACTCCGGGCAAGGTGGTAGTGCCTCTTTCCAGAGCCGCCCTTGATGGCAGTAACCCCGCATGGCACACGGCAACCCCTGTTAACGTGGTAAATCATTTCATTTTCGACGATAGATTCCCTAAATCGTTCTACGTCTACCCGCCCCAACCTACAAGCGGGTTTGGGTCTGTAGAACTCATCTATGGGGCAACCCCTACCCCGCTAACAACCCTATCCGATACGATAGTGCTGGATGGGGTGTACGAGAACATCCTTGTCGATTATGTGGCGTACAGAGCGTTAGGCAGGGAGTCTACCGACCCTTCCTATGTTCAATCTTCTCAGGCCCACTACGCAGCCTTCTTGGCCGCATTAGGAGCTAAGTTACAGGGAGAGGCCGCAGTACAGGTAACGATGCCTACCGGACTCAAGGCGAAGTAATAAATGCTCATCAGCCTTAATACCTTTCGGGGGATAATGCCGGTAGTCGCCCGCAACCTTCTGGCGAACGAAGCGGCCCAGATAGCAGACAACTGCTTGATGGATACGGGTGCCTTACGCGCCTTACGCGGTAATACCAGCGTCAATACTCCGTCTAAATCGGGGACCAAACAAAGCATTTATCTCTTTGATAATGCCTATTGGTTTCACTGGCTGACCGATGTTGATTGTGTCCGAGGCCCCGTTCCCGGAGATGCCTTTTCCCGCTCGTATTGGACCGGAGAAGGAGCACCAAAAATGTCCTACTCTCCCAATGCTGTCAACGGTGGCGGGACCAACTACCCCACCAACTCCTATACATTGGGACTCTACGCCCCTGCCAGTACGACAAACGTAGTGGTGAGCGGTACAGCGACCAACAGTGACCCGTTACTGGCGGAAACATGGGCATACGTCGTAACCTTTGTAACATCAGTAGGGGAAGAGGGCATAGAGTCGGCTCCAACCGTCCCGGTGGATAGATCCCCAGGACAAACCGTTACCCTCTCCAGTATCCCTATCGGTAGTGGCGTAGGGTACAATATCACGCAGAAGAGGGTATATCGACGTGCCACCGGATCTTCAACCGGATCATGGCTGCTGCTCGCAACCATAGCCAACGCTACGACGACTCTGGTAGACACCACGGAAACCGCTGACCTTGCCGATGTCACGTTAACATCGTCTACATGGGACGCCCCGCCCTCTGACCTTGCAGGGCTAATAGCCCTCCCCGGTGGCAGCTTAGCCGGATTTAGGGGGAATGAATGGTGCCCCTCTGTACCTTACATGCCCCACGCTTGGCCGGTAGGGCAGCGCATTACCACCGATATGCCTATTGTCTCACATGCCGCGTTCGGAAGTTCTGTTCTGGTTACGACGACCGGCAGGCCGTATGTCCTTACCGGACTTGACCCCGCCACAATGTCTGTTGAAAAAGCCGAAATAGGTAACTCTTGCGTCTCAAAGCGCGGGACCGTGGACATGGGTACCTACGTCGCGTACCCGTCGAATGAAGGTTTGATTATCGTAGGCTCTGGAGTGGCACAGAACTGCACTCTTGGGGTATTCGGTTTGGACGCTTGGAAAGCAATGAACCCCGCGAGTATGCAGGCATGGAACTACAGAGGCAAATACGTTTGTTTCTACAATAACGGCTCTGCCGGTGCCTTTATGATGGACCCTACTACCGGTTCCGTGACTACGTTATCGGGGTTTACGGCTACGGCTGGATACAATGACCCCATCTCCGGGAATCTGTATCTTCAGATAGGTAACGACATTTGCCAGTTCGACGGAAACTCGGTTTCTCCGCTCACGTTAACTTGGAGATCAAAGCCTTTTCGTCTCTCTATTCCGATGCGGTACTCCTGCGCTCAAGTGTTTGCCGACAGTTACCCGCTGACGATGAACGTGTTCGCTGACGGAGTTCAGGTACACACGCAGTCAGTCGCGTCTAACGCCCCGTTCAGGCTGCTCACAGGGCTTATACGCGGGTGGACTTGGACGATAGAAATAGTTGGCACTGTCTCCGTCAACTCAGTGTATATGGCCCCCTCTCTGGTGACACTCAACCCGCCGATGCCTCAATTAACAAGGAGCGTGTAACATGGGCGCATACGACGCAATCATTAACAGGAACGTAGTCACGATATATCAGGGTAGCACATACCGGGATACGGTTACGGTAGAGCAGACGGCTGGAGTCCCTTTGAACCTGACCGGTTACACTGTCCAATCAAAGATTAAATTGGTTTCTACGGGTGATACCGTCAACTTTACTTGCTCGGTTCCTACGCCCTCCAGCGGTGTAGTACAGCGGTCCCTTTCAAATGCTCTTACCGTCTCTTTGACTCCATGTGTGGCGGGAAAATATGTTTGGGCCTTGCAACTTACCGCTCCTAGCGGGGATGTGCTGCCGGAAATACAAGGTGGGGCGATAGTCATAGCAGAGGTGATAAGTGCCTGATTTGGTTTACACCATACAATCTGAGTCCCTGAATGTAACCGTAGCAACGGTAATGCAATCAAACTTGGTGACTATAGTGGATGCATCTGTGCCTGTGCTCTCTGTTCCCGTAGGCATACAAGGGCCGGAAGGGATACAAGGGCCTACGGGTGCGAATGGTGCCGCCTCTACTGTGCCGGGGCCAACCGGCAGCCAAGGTATTCAAGGTACTACTGGACCTACCGGTCCTCAAGGCCCTACAGGCGCCACCGGTCCAAGCACCATAACCACCAGCACTCCAACAAGCATTACCGGCATACTGTACGGCAATGGTTCAACAGTTGCTGCCGCTGTAGCCACAAACTTTCCCACTCTTACCAGCGCACAATTACCATCATTCAACACTATTGGCGGGGCGAGTGTTTACGGCACTGGCGATTTGCCGATGCTGACCACATCGCAGGTTTCGGCTATTTGTACGTCTCAGATTGCAGCGTTAACGTCAGATCAGATACCGGCATTGCCGTTTAGTAAGATAACGGGAACTATATCAACGGCGCAACTTGGTACTCTGACGTCCCAGAATATTACGTCACTACCCGCAAGAGTAATAAGTACCCCATTAACATCAAGTCAATTACCATCGTTCAATACTATCAATACCCTTTCACTGTTTGGTACTGGAGATATTACTATATCAGGTGGCAGTACAGACATCGGTGCGGTATTTAATCTTTCGCGCTGTAATTATTTACTATAGGAGCAAATCATGCCTGCTAACGTACAACCAATATTTACAAAGACTCCTGATATCCAGTTCCCGAACAATGCTACTATCTCTGTAGTTGGGGCAAGTGCTAACACTGCGCTTACTGGGGCTGGAACGCTTGGAACTGATATATTTGCTGCATTCACTGCTGATGCTACTAACGGTGGGTATGTAAGTAAAATGCGTTTCAAAGCATCTGTCAGCGCGTCTGCTACAACTCTCACGGTAGCAAGGGTATTTATTAATAATGGCAGTACTAATGCCACTACGACAAATAATGTATTTTGGGATGACATCACCCTACCAGCAGTAACTCCTTCTATTACCGCGCAATCGCCGGTGTTTGAACTACAACTCGGTTTTGCACTCCCCGCAGGCTATCGGCTTCTTGTCACGTTTGGCACAGCAACAGCTAACGGGTGGGGCATAACGACTATCGGGGGTAAATACTAATGCGATATGACAAAGTGGTATTTCTCTCTGGTGCTGTTACTGGCGAAGGTTATCAGGAGATTGAAAATGGAGCAATGGTGCGCCTTACCGATCTTGATGGAAACACCGTAGATAGTAACCAAGTGATGTCATATACGGCAACTGAGGCTGACGTAGCAACTCCTACATGGGGTACAGCACCATGAATGGATTTAATCACTTACCAAATAGTACCAGAGCAGATGTGCAGACGTTTATCGGCGGATGGGATGGCCAGTCAGTTGCCGCCGGTAAGGTGTGGTCAAAACCATCCGGTGTTACGATGTGTCACATTATCTGCCTTGGCGGCGGCGGGGGTGGGGGTAACGGTGCTGTTGCTGGTGCTGCGTCCACATCAGGCGGAGGCGGAGGCGGAGCTAGTGGTTCTCAAACTGCTGTTATTGTTCCTGCGTGGCTGTTGCCGGATAAACTATATGTTTATGCTGGTTATGGGGGCGCAGCCAATTCCAGCGGGCTGCCCTCGTATGTAGGGTTGCAGTACTTAGACACAACTAACGTTAATCAAATTGTCGCATATGCACTGGGGGGCGGCGGAGGGGGCGGTAGTGCAGGTTCGGCTGGTGGCCCAGGAGGTACCGCTGGCGGTACACCAGCGGCCGCCAGTATGCTCTATACATTTAAGGGTTGCGCTCCCGTTGTTTTGAATGGAAATGTTGGCATCATAGGCGGGACTTCAGTAACCGCAGTGGATAAACCTATTCCCACAACCGGTCTTGTAGTAACAGGTGGAGCAGGTGGTGGCGGATTACCAGCATCCGGTAATGGGACCAATGGGGCTAACGTGGTGGGTACTACTGCTGTAACACTCCCACTTGATGGTCGTGTTCCTTCAAATAGCAACTATTATGCATTTGGTGGACTCGGTTCTGCTGGTAACGGAGGCAATGGCTCAGATGGAACAAACTACGTCAACGGCATACTCCAATTCACTGGCGGTGCTGGTGGAGCGTCAACTGCTGTCGGGGGTGCATACGTTGCCGGCAACGGGGGTAACGGCGGTTATGGTTGTGGTGGTGGTGGTGGTGGTGGCTGTTTCACTGGTGGCACTCGGTCGCTTGGTGGTCGCGGCGGCGATGGTATTGTGATTATTACGAGTTGGTAACAAGGAGTTATAGATCATCAGACCGATCTTCACTCTGGGAGCATACACCACCGCTGCTGTCCAGTTTGCGTCAGATTGCGTGGATGTTCTGGACGGTAGCATCATTGTAACCCCCGGCACAGTTATCGTTATGCAAGGGCTTGCCGCTGCTGGCACAAGCCCACTGGTTCTGTTCGGATTTACGTGGGAAGAGATCCCGGTCTAAGAGAAGTTAACACCCGAAAAACTGAAATAGATAGAAGGAGTCAACAATGGCTTGGTACAAAACTGGAACAGTCACAGTAACAAACGGATCACCCACAGTCCTTGGGAGTGGTACTACCTTCCTTGTGTCAGTCTCGGCTGGCGATCTATTTACGATTGACGGGTCGCACATATACGAGGTGACTGCTGTTAACACCAATACATCCCTGTCATTGGGACATAACTATGCCGGGACTACGGCCTCCGGGGCTGACTACCTGATAGCACGGCTGTCCACGGTATCGCTTAACACGGTGGATCTGGCTAACCAAGTGTCGGCGCTGCTAACATCATGGCAGGTCCGCGAGAACGAGTATAAGACGTGGAGTGGCGGCGGCGCATTGTCAGGGTTCAGGGTTGATGGCACTCCAGCCAACCCTGCCGGATCTGACCCGACAGCCGGTTACTATCCTCTGACTGACCTTACCGGGGCGGTATCATACCTGTCCTGTCCAGCCAAGTCCGCCATCTCTGACAACCCGTATTTTACCGGTCAGATAACTGTTGCGCCTGACTCGGTGACGGCACCGTCTTTGACCACCAATGGCGATGCTAACACCGGGGTCTACTTCCCTGCTGCTGGCAACGTAGGCATCACCACGGCGGGTACTCAGCGGGTCAATGTTAACGCGAGTGGCGTGCAGGTAACAGGTGGAGTGTCGGCAACAGCTATATCCGCTATTGGTGCCGCTACTCAGGCCGGTAACATGCTGTACGTAAAAGGCGCTACATCTGATAGTTCCGCCAATGTATTCAATGCGGTTGACTCCAGTGGTGGCAACTTGTTGAGCGTGCGTAACGATGGTTTTGTGGGGATCAAGCTGGGAGGGGCCGCACCGGTTAGTCCTTTGACTGTTGGGACTCCGTTATATTCTACCGGTAGTACATCCCTTGCGGGGAACCAACTGAACATTAGTGACTCCTACACTAACACGACCACAGGGTTCGTTAACTCTCTGCATCTTGTCAGCAAGCCCAACGTGTCTGCCAACAGCTCCTTTACCTATAGTGCCATATATGCAGAAGTGGAAATACCTGCTACCTCTGCATATAACTATGGGTCACACATGGGATTCAGTTCATATATGTTCCATTATGGGACTGGTACGGTATTGTCAGAATATGGATGTTATGGTGTTGTTGGAAATGTATCAAGTGGTATTGTAACCAACCAATTTGGAATATACGGGGGTGCCTCGAATTATTCAACTGGCAGTGTGACTACACAAAATGGCGTGAAAGGGACAGCTAATAATTTAGGGGCTGGTGTTGTGACCGCATCGACTGGTGTGATTTCACAAGTAACTATGAATAACGTAAGCGGGTCAATTACTGCCGCCTACGGAGTATCTATCGGTTCCCCCACCAAAGCAGCAGTAGGCATCACAGCCGGTTCCATCGGCACCGCATACGGACTATATATTGGCATCGTACAAGGGACCGCAAAATGGTCTATCTATCAGGCCGACTCGACTGCACCCAACTGCTTCTTGGGCAACACGTTGGTAGGGACATCAACCCCTGCAACCGACAAACTGTTCGTGCAAGGGGCTACTTCCGACAGCACAGCCAACGGATTGAATGTAGCCAACTCTGACGGTGCTAGCTTGCTCAGAGTCCGTAATGACGGGTTTGTTGCAATCAATAGCCCAACAACGGCTCCGGTAAGCCCCCTGACTGTGGGTAGTACAATATTAAGCGTTAACAACTCCATAGGGGATCAAGTAAATATATGTTCGCAACCGACAAGCACGGCTAGTGGATTCCACCCAGCACTACATATTTTAGCTCAACCAAATATTTCAACTAACAGCTCTGCCACTTTTTTTGGAATACATAATGAAGTATTAACTATAGCCAATTCCTATACATACAATATATTAATGGGATATGGCGGGGTTGTATCGCACCGGGGGACCGGGGCTGTGACTACAATTAATGGGATATCTCAGTTTGTGTATAATCTTGCTACAGCTACCGTATCTTCTCTATGCGTAGCTACGTTGACCTGTAACAACTCCGGTGGAGGATATGCAGATAGGACATATGGTGTATATGCAAATAACTTAACATCTGGAGCTAGTACTTCCGGCAATGCGTATGGAGTTGTTGGCCAAGCAAAACTCACAGGTACAGCCGCTAATGGAATAATTAATGCCATTGCTCTCTCTGCTGGTTTATTGGCAAACCCCGCTATTACCAATTTAAGTTCTGGTTCAATAACTAATGGTTATGGTTTATATATTGGGACGATACAAGCTACCAATAGATGGTCGATTTATTCTGCTGACTCTGCGTCACCTAACTTTTTAGCAGGGGTGCTACAGATAGGTAGTTCTACGCCAGACAGCTCAGACGCTGCACTGCAAGTTAACTCCACTATCTCATTCAACCCGACAACAGATACCACCGCCCCGTCTGCTGGAGGTGCTGGAGCTTTACCGGCTACTCCACTTGGCTATGCAACCATCTACATAAACAATGCCGCTCGCAAAGTGGCGTACTACTGAGAGGCCGTTATGGACAAGTACAATCATATATTCGGCACACTGGCCGGAAAGATACTTGGTGGAGAACCTTGCGCCATCACATTCGGGCAGACCTCCTACTTCTCATGCGAAGAAACAAGGGTCCCGGCAGCTTGGCACCGGCATGAAAACACACATAAAAAGCAGTGGCTTGCTGACGGAAAGTTAATGTTTTCCTTGAAGTATTGCTGGTTTAGTATAAGATACGGTTACACAAAGAATCCATACGAAATCGAGGCAAGGACAGCAGAACTCCAGTCCTGAACATTCATAGCAGATAGGGTCATTCCCGAAAAGCGGAACCTTGCCGCCTGCTGCTATGTTCCACAAGAGATATCCAAAGGAGATAGCATGAAAAAGTTAGGTCTGTTCCAATTATTGCAGGGACTTCAAGCAGTAGCAGAGTATCCCGGTGCCAAGTTCGCTTACGGTGTTGCCAAAAACATAAGCCTCATCACCCCGGAATGTGACCTGATTAAGAAACTGTCAGCTCCGAGTGCAGAACTTCAGGAGTATGAACAGGAGCGTGTTAACTTGGCAGAGAAGTTTGCTGACAAGAACGAAGACGGTACGCCGGAGATCAGGGATAACAACTACGTTATGTCTGATGAAAATAGGGACCAGTTCGTTGCAGAAGTCAAAGCCCTTCAGGAACGATACTCCGACGCCATAGCAGCCCAGAACGCAAAGGCTCAAGACGTCAACGCGTTGCTTGAGGAAGAATCCGACATCGAACTGTATAAAATCAGTGAAGCATTGCTCCCGGAAGAAATCACCGCATCACAGGTGTTCAGTATCTTTGCCGTAATCGAATAATCAAGCGAGGCACCAATGGGCGTACAGTTACCGAATATACCAGCACTTTCGTCTAAGGTTGATTCCGAAGTAAGACGGGCGTTTGATTCGATAAAGGGATGGCTTGGTAAAGTTGGCGCCGATGGTGGCATTATAACGCAGGGGTCTTTACCGTCAGAGTTGGCGAATACCCCTGCCATTGCTGCCATATTCAACGGGAGCATACCACCACAACTTATTGGACTCACCGCCTCAGGTGGGTTTGCTTCCATCATGGTATCGTGGGATGCCCCGCTTTTCTCCAATCTATCATACGTTGAGGTCTGGCGCTGCACCACAGACGACATCGGGTCAGCGCAACTCATTGGTACCACCACGTCAACGCAGTATCCAGATACTCCTTCCAATATATCCACCGCCGTAACATATTATTATTGGGTCCGTATCTGTAGCAGTTCTGGAGTATTCGGCCCATTCAATGCCACTGCCGGTACTGCCGGGAGTACGTCGTCTGACCCAAGTTATGCTTTAGGATTGTTGCAGGGCCATATCACAACGGATGAACTCACCACTGCCCTTAACTCCCGCATAGACCTGATAGACGTAGGCAGCGGTAGTATCCTGAACTCGTTGGACACCATCAACACCGATATCGTCAGTATCGACACCGGGATAACAGATGTTAACTTGAGAGCCGATGCCATAGATGAAACCCTGTTGGGTATCGACTACAGCATCACTGGGATCAATACGGACATAGTGGATATCGGAGGCAACATTGCTACTATCCATGAAAACCTCATTACCATTGACGGAAGTATAGAAACAATCAACAGCGACGTTGCTGCAATAGTCGGTTCCGTAGTCACGGTCAACACAGATATAACCGGGATCAACCATAGTATATCCGCAATACAGGATGATGTTACCTCAGCTCAAATTGACTTGGCGGGGGCCATAGATGATCTTGAGGCCGCTCATGCAAGGGTTACGGCTATGGGTATCGCCAGTGGAGAGAGCCTACTTGTATCGGCTGTCACAAATTATGGCGAGATCGTAGACAGGAACAAGGCTCTGGTAGCAGAAGCGGCGGCAAGGACTGATGCAATAGCCACATCTGCCAGCCAGATTATGGTTAGCATCAACAACGAGTCGGAAAACCGTGATGCGGCTATACTCAAGGAACAGACAGACAGGGCAACGGCATTCACCAATGAAGCCGCTACAAGGACCGCTGCCATCCAGAAGGAGAGCGAGGCAAGAGCACAGGCTATCTTTGATGAATCCGAATCGAGGACGTTGGCCGTCACACTTGAGTCCATCGCAAGAGACGGAGCCATCGCTGCTGAGGCTGTTAAGACGGCAGCGGCTATATTGGATGAGGCGAGAGCAAGAGGCGCTGACATCTTGGCAGAACAGACGATCAGGGGCAATACTTATGAGTCGCTGGCTCAGAGTCTCACAACCCTGACCGCGTCAACTGGCAGCAACACTACCGCCATAGGGCTTGAAGCAGAGGCGAGAACCGATGCTATATCAGCAGAGGCGGCATTGCGCGGAACGCTGGCCGCAGAGGTCCGTGACCCCACTACCGGACTTGCAGCAGCACATACCCTCATTTACAACAACCAGGTCGCCAATGCCACCGCCGACACTGCCAATGCTACGAGCACGTCCACCTTGGCATCTGAAGTGCACGACTCCACAACGGGTCTGGTTGCCGCACATACCAGAATCACTAACGAGGCCACAACAAGAGCCACGAATGACACTGCTGAAGCTCTGCTGCGTACTGCCTTGTCGGCCACCGTTGGCGCCAATACATCGGCTATAATTGACGAAATAAACGTCAGGGCTACTCAGGATACGTCGCTTGCTGACCAGATGAATACGTTAACTTCAGCCGTACTGAATACCACTGCGACGATCACCTATGAAGCCTCAACCAGAGCAACGGCTGTAGACGCGCTTTCTAAGAGTATATCGTTGCTGACTGCTGGAGTATCGGGAGGGTTCGACTCTGGGAGGGTGTGGTACTTCGATACTGACGCAGAATCATGGACGGGAAGCAATGCCACTATTTCACAAGTCACCGGATGGCTCAGAGTTGCCGGGACCGGGACGACCCCTAAAACCATCAGCCCTGCCGTAGTAATAAGCGGCTCTCAATACAATATCATAAAGTTGAGGGTACACAGGGTGTCCGGTTCGGGTTGGTCTGGTAAGATCAGATATTCTACTGCTGGACATAGCTACTCTGACTCTTACTACCTATCTGTCTCTGCCCCTTCTTTTGATGCTCAGGGCAATGCGGTAGTCGATTGGGATATGTCCGCGCTTACTGTCGGTACCACGGATTGGTCCGCTAACTCAATAATCGGGTTGGAAATAGCTCTTGGTGCCACTTCAGCAGATACGTTCGACATAGACTATATCGCCGTAGGAAGGTCAGCACCGGGAGCGTCGGTGGCGTCGGTGGCGTCGGAAACCATAGCAAGAGGTGACGCGATATCTGCTGAGGCTACTACCCGCAACGCATTGGCAGTACAGATCACTGGCGGGGCAACTGGTACAAGCATATCTGCGTTAACTTCTGGGCTGTTGTATAACGAACGGCAGGCAAGGGTGACAGCCGACTCAGCAGAATCTACGGCAAGAGAGGTGATTGAAGCCACCATTAACAATGCCACTACCGGACTTGCAGCAGCACATGCAGCAATAGTCAGCGAGTCCACCGCGAGGACAACGGTAGAGGGTGCGTTAACAGATACGTTAGATACGCTGGTTGCCACTGTGAACGATTCTGTTACTGGACTTGTTGCGGCTCACTCGGCAATAGCAGCAGAAGCGGCGGCGAGTGCAAGCGCGATATCTGCTGAAGCCGCGACCAGAAACAGTCTTGCCGTGCAACTCAGAGGTTCGTCAACCAGTACTGATGCCGCCGCTATTACGTCCGGTTTATTATATAGCGAACGGCAAGCGAGAGTCACCGCTATATCAGCAGAGGCCACATCAAGGGAGGCTATTGAGGCCACCATAAACGACTCTGTTACCGGACTTGCTGCTGCACACACCTTGATATCGGAGAACCAAGCAGCCAATGTTACCACCGACTCTGCCAATGCGTTGAGCACATCTGTGCTCGCTGCCGAGGTACACAATAGTACTACAGGGCTCACAGCCGCCCACACCCGAATCACGAACGAAATTGCAACAAGGATTTATGATGGCAATGCCGAATCTGTCTTGCGTGAGGCATTAGAATCTACCATTAATGATCCCATCACCGGCCTTGCTGCGACAACTGCGGTAGTAACAGCGGAATCAACCACCAGAGCCGCCGCTGATGGAGCCATGTCAACCAACATCACCGGTTTACAGTCTGCTGTTAACACGCCTGTCACCGGGATACTGGCAAGGATCTCCAGTGTAGAGACGACGACAGTAACGCTTGACGGGTCCATATCAAGCACGGCTAATGAAGTCCGGTCAGAGTTCAACACGAATGACAACGCGCTTGGTGAATCACTGTTAAGCAATATTGTTTCTACTGACGCCACCAAAAGAAGTGTGTCCGCTTATATCACCGCTGAATCCGTAGCCAGAACCACCGCTGATAAGGCCACCACGTCCCGTCTCAATGCCATGCAATCGTCAATAGATGGCAATACGTCCAGTATACAAAACGAGGCCAGTACCCGCACTACGGCTATCAGCGCAGAAGCAGCAGCCCGGATGTCACTGGACGCCAGAATCACTAACAACTTATCAGATTTGGACGCTGCCATCTTTGATGAAAACACCGCTAGGCTTACGGCTGATTCAGCCCTTGCGAGCACAGTTACAGCCTTGACCGCAAGAGTGGGAAAGACTGAAAGTGCAATTACCAGTGAGCGTACCGCGCGCAGTTCCCAGAATGACGCAAGTGCTTCAGCCATAGACCAACTGTCTGCGGTAGTTGACGACAACCATTCGTATATTACCACCACTTATAGCACCACAAGCGACACAAACAGTGCTATTGCCGCTGCCAAGTCTCAGGCCATTGCTACATCAGGCTCCAATATGGCCTCGACGCTCACATCCTATACCAACACAGCCGGTATGACTTCAGCCATAGCAGCGGCTCAGTCAAGTATAATAGCCGCTTCAGGTGGCAATGCAGCAGAGCTGTTAACAGCCTACACGAATACCACAGACATGACGTCGGCAATCGCAACCGCAAAGTCACAAGCTATTACTTCAGCGAACGGGAGCACCACTTCTACTCTGACCGGTTATTACAACAAATCTGATGTGGATGGGGCGATTGCATCTGCGAGTACGGCGGCAGTGGCCACGGCTGGTACCAACACGTCGTCACTGTTAACCTCGTACACCAATACCACCGGGATGCAGTCAGCGATATCAACCGCTAAATCAGAGTCAATTGCCGCATCAAATGGCAATACTGCTTCCTTATTGGGTTCATATACAAATACCTCTGACATGACGTCGGCTATTTCGTCGGCTAAGTCTGATGCCATTGCGACATCCGGCACCAATACCGCCGCTTCGTTGACGTCCTACACGAATACGACGGGTATGACATCGGCTATTGCTACGGCCAAGTCGGAAGCCATCGCCACTTCTGGCTCAAATACGGCTACGTCTCTGAGTTCATATACCAACAGTACTGACATGACATCAGCAATTGCTACTGCGAAATCTCAGGCTATCGCCTCAGCAAACGGGAATACCGCCGCTACTCTGTCAGACTATTACAACAAATCTGATGTGGATGGGGCGATCACTTCGGCAAGCACCACGGCCATTGCAACTGCGGGAACTGACACCGCTACATCATTGGGATCGTACACCAACACTGCCACTATGACTACGGCCATTGCGACTGCAAAGTCTCAGGCGATAACGTCAGCAAATAATAACACGACCTCTGTGTTAACAGGTTATTACAACAAGTCCGACGTTGACGGAGCTATCGCATCAGCAGAGAGTTCAGCCGTGGCTACTTCTGGGGCCAATACCGCCGCATCACTTACGTCTTACACTAACACCACGGATATGCAGTCAGCCGTAGCTACTGCTAAGTCCGAGGCGGTAGCGTCTTCGAATGGCAATACGGCCTCATCGCTCAATGGATATTACAACAAGACTTCGACTGATAACGCTATAGCATCCGCAAAAACTCAGGCGATAACCACGTCCGGCACCAACGCTACGACTATGCTGGCGTCATATACCAATACGTCCGATATGAATACAGCTATTGCGACGGCAGAATCAGCCGCGATTGCGACATCTGGTGCCAATACAGCCGCCTCATTGACCAGCTATTACAACAAAACTTCTGTTGACACCGCCATTGCGTCGGCTAAATCTGAAGCTATTGCGTCGGCAGGCACGAATACCGCCACATCTTTGTCGTCATACACCAATACGGCCACTATGACGGCAGCTATAGCCACGGCTAAACTGGAAGCCATAGTAGCCGCTGGCGGTGGCACAGCCGATATATTAGATTCATATTATATGAAAGCTGACGTGGATTCGGCAGTGGCCTCCGCTGAAAGCAATGCCATTGCCTCTTCGAATGGGTATACTTCTTCCCATTTATCCAGTTACACCAACACGTCGGACATGACTGCCGCGATTGCACAAGCCAAAACTGAAGCCATAGTAGCAGCAGGAGGCGGCACAGCAGGTATCCTTGATTCGTACTATACAAAAGCAGCGGCAGATACGGCCATTGCAACCGCTAAATCGGAAGCTATAGCCACTACAGGGGCGAATACAGCATCGTCTTTGACTTCCTATACCAACACGACGGGCATGGCCTCCGCTATCGCAACGGCTAAATCTGAGGCTATCGCGTCGGCAAATGGGAGCACGGCCACTACTCTGGGATCGTACACCAACACAGCCGGGATGAACTCCGCTATAGCTTCGGCAGAGTCAGCCGCCATCGCATCATCAAACAGCAATACCGCTTCCTTGCTAACTTCCTATACAAACACCACCGGAGTTAACACGGCCATCACGGCGGCAGAAAACAGAGCTGTAGCAACAGCAGGAACCAATACTGCTGCATCGCTGGCGTCTTACACTAACTCAGCCGATACCAACACAGCAATAGCTACCGCTAAAAGCCAAGCCATAGCCACAGTGAACGGAAATATAGCGGCCTCCTTAACCGCCTACACGAACACGACCAACACGTCATCAGCGATTGCCACAGCTCAGTCAAATGCGATAGCCTCATCCAATGGACATACAGCCGCATTACTGGAGTCATACACCAACACTACTGATATGGATTCGGCTATTGCGGCAGGAAGTACGCAGGCAATCGCCACAGCAGGAGACAATGCTGCAACTTCTTTATCTGCCTATACGAACACGACCAATATGACTACCGCTATTGCCACTGCGAAGACGCAAGCTATCGCATCGGCAAACGGGAACACCGCCTCATCTCTTGCCTCCTACACCAACACGTCTGATATGACGTCTGCCATTGCCACCGCAAAGACACAGGCGATTGCTACGGCAGGAACCAATACGGCTACATCATTAGGTTCGTACACCAATACAGCGACAATGACGACAGCAATAGCAGCCGCCAAGTCTGAGGCGATAGCATCGTCAAATGGCACCACTTCGACAAGGCTGGATTCGTATTACACCAAGACCGCCGCTGATTCTGCGACCACCAGTGCGATAACTGCATTTCAATCCACTATACTGGACTCAGGTGGTCAGGTTAAATCCTCTGCGTTAACTTCATATTACACCGCCAGCCAGATCTCCGCGACATACGCGACCACGGCAAGCGTCACCAGTTTGGGGAGTTCTGTCCTGGGGACTGACGGGCAGGTCAAGTCAACGGTCCTTAATTCATACCGTACCAGTTCAAATCAGGACATCGCTACTACTACTGCTGTCAACGCATTGCAGGCGAGTATCCTCGACAGTTATGGTCAGGTCAAATCGTCGGCCCTGTCCAACTACATGACAACGGCTCAGGCCATTTCAACATATGCGACCATCTCCACCGTAGCCGGGATCTCTACCGCTGTATATGACTCTGTGACAGGACTCGCAACAAAGGCATCTTCCGTTGCATTGACTACCGCAAACTCATCCCTGCTGACCTCTCTTGCCAACGCATTGACGCAGACGTCCACAACCCTGAATGGGAGGACGGCCACCATAGAGACAATGGCCGAGTCCGTTGATGGGTTATCGGGCAAGTATTATGTGAAGGTTGACGCCAATGGGGTTGTCGGCGGGTTCGGGCTTTACAGCACGTCTGCCGTCTCCACCATGATCGTCAGCGTGGACCAGTTCGCCGTGACCAGACCGACCAGATACACAGGTTCGATTACCCCATCCAACCCTGCGAGCGGGGATCTTTGGGCGAAAACAGACGGTACGGTATGGAAGTACGGTTCACTTATTTGGACCTTGCAAGAAGGGATAGCGGTACCATTCAGTATCTTGACTTCAGCCCAGACGATCAACGGGATATCGGTACCGGCTGGAGTATACATCGACGGGGCGAGTGTCACGCATGGGTCGATAAGCTCCAACCAGATAGGCAGCATCACTGCCGATAAGTTAACAGTTCCCGGCACGGCGTCTATTTGGGATGCTATCATCACCACCGGCAAGATCACCAATGCCTATATTGATAACGTCATACAGAGCACGGCGTATACTCCGGGTTCTGCGGGCTGGAAGATAGACAAATCCGGTACGGTGGAGTTCAATAGTGGCACCTTCAGGGGGAGCGTGGTCATTGGCCCGTCCTCTTCAGGGTATGGGAACATGACGGACAAGCCGACTCTTGGCACTCTGGCAGCGAAGAGTTCAATTGACCTTTCAACTACGGACGTCACAAACAAAAGTCTTGCCGTACTCGACTCCACTGCCAGCTCAAAGTTGAGTGGTATCTCTGCCGGGGCCGACGTAACCGCCAATAATACATCTATGGACACTGCCCACGTTAACGGGACTTCCTCCGTCTCTGTAGTGGCAAACGCCAACAACGGCGGGGCTGCATACATGGGTACGACCGATTACAGAGGTACAAACCCTCCGACCAATTCTCCTGTTATCAGCAACCGGGTCGCGTCCCAATCGGCAGACGGGAACGTAAACCTTACTGTGAGTTATACCTATACCCAAGGGGTTGTCGCCGCAGACGCGATCTTGGTGTATATCAAAGAGGGTACGACAAATATAACTACTGCTGACCCTGCCTACACGACCAATCCGGTCAGCGGAACTATGACGTTTGTTGTCAAACCCAACACTAATTACAGGCTCAACGTGCAGGCAATCAAGACAGTAGCGTCCGGGGCCAGTGCCACAACCCTTGACAATGATTCTCTCTTTACGACCCCTGCAAGCGATTACAATGGCAACATCAATGGCACGTCTGCGACCACCGTGGCATCTGGTGCGGCCAACGGGGCCGTTGCTTATACAGGTACAACATATTACAGAGGCGGCAACATACCCTCTGGTTCTCCGGGTATTGACACTGCTACGTTCTCCACTTCTTCCGATGGTAACGTGACCCTTACGATAACCTATACCTACGCCCAAGGGACTGTTGTGGCCGATGCTCTCCTTGTGTACGTTAAAGAAGGCACCACGGCCATCACCAACTCCGATCCAGCTTATGCCACCAATCCGGTGTCAGGGTCGATCAAATTCACTGTAAAGCCGTTAACCACTTACCACTTGAACATACAGGCCATAAAGACAGTAGCCTCTGGAGTGTCAGCAACTCAGCGCAGCAGCGATACGATCAGGACGTCCCCGGCGGGTAGCTATACCGGAGACATCGCGGGGACTCCAGCCAGTACGGTAGTGTCCAACGCTTCCAATGCAGTGGCCGCCACATCTAATTGGGTGAAGCCGGGGAACACTACCATTGACGGCAACAAAATCTACACCGGCGACGCCTATGTGGATACGTTGCAGATCCGTGGTGATGCCATATGGCTACCAGTGTATTCATCTTCAACAATAGTGGGGTCTCCAATGGCGGACCCAGACGGGAGGATGAAAGATTATAATTGCTGCACTACCCCCACCGTGGACTCCCAAGGTGGCAAGGTCATATTGCATGTCAAATTTAGCATGTCTTTTGGTGTCAATTCTGGTTTTGATATGTCCCAGAAATTATACCATTCTGTAGGTGGGTTGATTGCGAACTTCGGACACGGAGACATCTCTGAAGGAACCGGGGGGGTAGGCTATTTATCGGTAGATGATTTTATATATGCCGGGGCGCTCACCTCTGGATATTTTTACTTCTTGTTCAAGTCAGATGCTACTTGGGGAACTCCTGTCACGGTAACTCAAGGCCAGATTGTAGCCTTTGCGGGGAAACGATGAATAACTTAAAAAGATACCGGTTCGTGGTGGATACCAAGATTGTGGGAGAAGTGGTCGCTTCGGACGTCCCGGCTGATGTCCCGGAAGGGGCGCTCATAGAGTGTGAACTTATCAGCGATGCTGCAACTCACTACATTGACGGTACCTTTGTATATGTGGTGGACCCGGAGAAAGAACGGGCTAAGATCAGGCTGATGCGTAACACAAAGCTCGCGGCGTGTGACTGGACTCAGGTTGCAGATGCCCCTGTTGATAGGGCAGTTTGGGCAACATATCGTCAGGAGTTGCGAGACTTCCCTAATACCTGCGACGTCAGCAATCCGGTGTGGCCTACTGTTCCTTAAAACAATACACGTTAACTTGGCTTGCCATGACACCTAAGATGTGACATAATATGGCCCTTCATGGATTTTAAAGAGCTTTACATAGAGATTATGGTGTTCTTGGGGGAGTCCGGCGGCACGTACCGAAACGTGGATGTCTTCACAAGCCACGACATAATTGATTCTGTGTTCGATGGCAGATATCGGATTACCCGCAATGAGTCCGGTAGGATTACCGGCTTCACTTCATGGTGGATGATCCATAAGCGAGACTTGGAAATGGTTAAAAACGGCGAAAGACCTGCCGACATCCATAGCGGCCCAATCGTGTATATAGCCGACCACGCCGGAGAGAACACTTGTCCGGGACTTATGAAACACATACGCCGAACTATGGGCGAGATAGATAGTTGTTGGCACCACAGATTCAAACACCCACGTCAATTCAGGTACCGGGAGGCCCGCCTTGCATAACGAATATCCTGTTTGGTCACACATGCATAGGGCTTTCCAGCGTAGCGTTTGCTTCAAGGGCGGTGGTGGAGAGATCCAAGAAACTCAGGCCCAGAGAGACAGCGCACAGGTGGCGGCAGAGCGGTACAACGACTTCACTACTCGCTATATACCCCTTGAAAACAAGTACAACTCTGATGTCACAGGCGGAGATGTAGTCAACGGAAGTTGGGTCGATAACGGAACTACGGCTATCAAGCAGAATGTAGTGGCCGGTCGAGTTAACGCAGATTTGGCGAGCCAGGACAACGGGGCTATCCCTGTAGGACAGATCAATAGGATAGGTTCATTGGTGGCTGGTGAGTCCGTACCCAAAGCAGCAGCGGCGGGAGCATCGGCCATGTATAACGCGAAGAGTCAGGTTCGTGACGCACAGGTGGCCGGTATGCAGTCGGCAATCAACGTAGGAAGCGGTCAGGCGGCGAGCGCAATACAGGGCATGGGTGCTATCGCATCCAACGCAGCAGACGCAGCACAAGCTGATGCAGAATCTTCATTCGCCAAAGACAGCGCGGTACAAGGGGCCATCGGTAGCGGGATAGGTGCAGGAGCAGCAGCAGCCGGTGAATATTTCAAGCCGTCAACAAAAGCATAAAAGGGGAGCGTAAGCATGTCTGTAAGCGATACATGGCTACAGGGAATAACCGCATCGAACAGCGCGACCGCCGCTACTAATGCCGCTAACGCCGCAAACCCTTTGTACGTTGACCCCAACTCCGGCACGGCGGCTTCCCGGCTTGGCGCGTTAACAAAAGCAGAATGGTCCGACTATCAGACCAGATACATCCCTATCGAAAATCAGTTAATGCAGCAGACCACTTACAATAATCCCAACTTGGCAGGCCAAGAAATAAACAAGGCTGAGACGGACACATCGCACACGTATGACAATATAGCGAACTCTTCAGCTATACAGCTTGGAAGATACGGAATGTCAATGAACTCAGACCAGCAGGCGTCAAGCGACCGGCTTAACGCTTTAGGGAAGTCCGGGGCGGTGGTGGACGCAGCCAACAATATCAGGCTGAAGTTGACTGAGCGAAACCAGCAAATAACTTCTGGTGCGGCGCAGTCTTTCGCGGGTTCTACTATTAAATAAGGAGGCGGTAGACAATGGGTGGACTCATCAGCACAGGAAGAGCGCAGAGCCAGAGCGCCATCAAAGGGTTGGAGCAAGACCTGTCGTTAGAGACTCAAAGGGATCAGGCTAACAAACAACTCAGGGCTGCAAAGGACGCTAAAACCACATCCATGATTGGCTCATCCGTGGGAGGTGCTATCTCTTTGGCTCCCAAAGCGTACAGCGCATACAAGGCTTATCAGGCTGGACAGGCAGCAACGGAAGCAGAAGGACAATACGCGGCAGCGGCAGCAGATAAGGCGGCGGGCTCTGCAATCACCAATACTACAGCAGCAGCCCCGGAAGTGGCAGCAACTACTACGGCCCCCGAAATAGCGGCGGCGGTACCTACCACGGCAGCAGCAGACACGGCAGCTACCGCAGCAGCAGCGACCGGGGCCATAGACACGGCAGCAGCAGGGACCGCAGCAGCAACGGCAGGGACAGAAGTAGCGGCCACCGCAGCAGCAGAAGGTGGTGGCGCAGCTCTTGCCGGGGAGGTTGGAGCAGCTTCAGTTTTGGGTCCGGTTGGTCTGGTTGCTGGAGCAGGGATAGCTTTAGGGTCGATATTCGGTTGGTTCTGATAAAAGGGGTAGTTTATGGGTAGGTTAAATCTTTCGGCCAGCAATCCAGTTAAAGACGGGATCGACGCATTTACCGCGCTGAGTGCCAATTACAGGGCAGACGACGCGACTAAACTCGCAGAAGCGAAAGACGCACGCGAAGCGACCGCCGCAGACTTACAGAATCAGGTTGCTCAAACGCATCTGACTACCTTCAACAATCAGCAGACCGATAATCAGTTGGGCGAGATAAGACAAAGAATCAGCGCAGGGCTCCCGCTAAGCGCGGACCAGAAAGCACTTGTTTCTCAAAACGCCAATGTAGATCAGGGCGAAATTGTCTCGGCTATCCCGGTTTCCATGCCTGTCCGCAATACCACAATCCAGAGCGCGAAGGATATTACCTCAAGCATGTCACCGGACGAAGCCGATACGGCGATGGGGCCACAGCAAAATCAGGCTTTGGCAGACAGGAAAAAGATTCTGGTAGAAGGGTTGAGCAATGTAGCGCAGGGCGGAATCCCTACGCTCGACCAGTTCAAAGCGATGTCGAAAGAAGTTGTCAATAACCCCGCCATAAGCGACCACGATTTGGGAGGGCAATACAAGAACATCGTTGACGTTCAGGGGATGGAAAGCGAAATCGCCAAGTTAACGCAGCCAACCAAAATCACTGACCCTAACATCATGTCCAAGTTTTCTGCCGCCTATCCCACGATTGCAAAGAATAGCAATTTGCAGGGGGCCGCAATATCCTCTATCTACGTGACCCCTTCACCCGATGGCGACCCGGCAAAAGCTCAATTCATCATAGGGCTGACCGGGCAAAATGATGCAGGGGATGTAGTTGATGGCGTAATGACCGTCAATCGCAGTTCACATCCGGGTGACGCTGTAGTGCGTCTCACTGGCGGGGAGTTGTCTACTCAGCTACAGCAAAAGAAACTTCTCCTTGACGGCCTAAAGGCGGCGCAAGTCCACTACGGGAATAAAGACGTGATGGCAATATACGAGAAGGATCAGGCCACTCGCAAGTTGTCCGATACCATGCTTGAACTTGCGGCGAGTATGCCTCCCGGACTCGCGCAAAAGGAGATGAACAGCACTGGACGATTGTTGCGAACTGATGGTGTCACACTGGAGCAGGCAACAACGGTAATGACCAAACTGTATGATCCTCAGAACAGAGCAGAAGCGGCGGCAGTAGCACATGCTTCGGCGTTACAGCTCAAGACTATGGACAAGGAAACTCAGCTTGCCGTGGGAGCCGCAAACAACGAAGCGACTATTAAAGGCCATCAGATACAGGCAGAAGCGACCATCAAGGCGGCAGAACTGCACGAAGCCGGACGCAAGGACTCTGAGAACAAGACCACTATCCGCGCCAACTCTGCGCAGGCTATTGAACTCTCTAAAGAGATATCAGCGCAGGAAACACGGCTGTATCCTATCACCACATCGACCGACAACATGATGGACCCCCTCCACCCTATCGTTAAAACCGTTATGCCTACCGCTGAGGCCATACCCGGAATCAAGGCCAATATTGAAGCCAAGAAAAAAGAATATGCGCGTCTTACCGGCCAAGCATATGTTGCTCCATCCGCGCCAGCTCCGGTCGTCACCACACCGGGAGATGTCGCAGCCAGAGCAGACGCTTATCTGAAATCACTTCATCCTAAAAAATAATTCGGAGTTAACGTAATGGCAAACGCCAATGTTCAGCGAATATTGCAAGACCCGAATTTTCACGTGCTTGACCCTGACACTAAACAGGCAGTAATGAGTCAGGTAGATCCCGCGTTTGCAGGTATGGACGACGATACCCAAAAACGCATAGTGTTCGGACTACAGCAGTTCCAGCCAGACAAGGGTGTAGTTCGCAAGCTGTACGATAACCTCACCGGTAATGGAAAGTCAGTCCAGCAGATGGAATCAGAGGACGACTCTGCACCTGAATCGGATTACTCTGCCGCACGTCTTGGCCGGGAATATGGTGTGAAGCCTTACGAATCTATTAAAGCGTCGGCGGGACAAGCAGCATCCCTGTTGGCTTTTCCCGTTGCCGCAGCCGTTGACGCATACAACGGGGACGACTCCAACAAGGCCGCTCTCTCTCAAAGCATTGACGATTTCACGCAGCAAAAGAAGGGCGCCGCACCTGATGAACGGATGGGCTTTGTAGGCCACATGGTCAGGGGAGTAGAAGAACTTGCCCCTTTGATAGCCGCTGGACCCGCAGGGCTTTCCGTCATGGCCGCAGAGGGGACCGCCGGAGCCGGTATAGATTTACTCGACAAGGGCGTGGGAGCAGGCACGGCAGGAGTCTTGGGCGCGGTATCTGGTGCGATGGCCCCTATCATGGGCGCAATCCCTCTGGCTGGAAATGCTTTCAAATCGATAGCAGCAAACTATGGGGCCGCCGTAGCAAAAGGTATCGGTGTTAACGTAGGACTTGGAATCGCGGGAAGGGCTATATACAAAGGTGTGCTGTCTGCCAACGGCTACGACCAACAAGCCGAAGATACCAAAATACTTGACCTTTCTGCGATGGCACATGAGGCCGCTATGGGCGTGCTGTTTGGTGCTCACCAGCAGTACGGAGCACCTAAAGGTAAGTTGGCAGACCAAGCGGATCTTGACCAGTTCTTATCAACGTATGTAGCGTCTCAGGGAATCGAACCACAGTTACCTGATGGACAAGGCGGCTTCGTACCAAGCCCCTCGTATCTGAAAACCGCGGATATGTGGAGCAAGTTTTTCCAAAAGAACGGAGCCCCCGGTAAGGACCAGCTCCAGAGCGCCGTTGATGCAATGAGGAAAGTCATGGGGGGTGATGAGCCTACTAAACCTCCCGGATCTACCGACACCGAAGCCACCCGTATAGCAGGCCAGATCACTTCCGATGGCTGGAAGCCTCCCGTAGACATGTCCCAAGAACAGCACGACCTGACAACCGGGGCCGCTGTTGACACTTCCGCCACCGAATCCGCAATAAATGTTAACTCAGCCCCGCAAAGTTCCGGGAACATCCTTGACGAAATGCTGAAGGGTCCACCAGTTAAGGAGGCGGGACCAGCAAATAAGCCTGTTGGCCCAGAAATTCCGGTTTCCAATGAAGCGGCACCAGCCGATGTGCCAAGTGTGCAAGCGGTACCAGAGACGGTACCGGTACCGGTTCCAGCCAATCAGCTCACACCCGCCGCAGTGGATCAGGAAATTACTCACCTGTCAAGTGTGGCCGCAGCCAAGAAAGCGGAAGCTCTGAATCTCCAGACCCGCGTGGCCAACGGGGAACTCGACCCGAAACAGGCACAGCCATTGATAGCCTTATCCAAAGCACGCGCCAAGGCCGCTGACGACGCTGTGAAAGCCCACCAAGACAGCCAGCAGGCAATCAACGGCGCTGCTACAGGAGAAACAAAAGATGGCGCTACAGATACTCTGCCCGAACTGCCAAGCGCGCCCGCAGTGGACGGGACACAACTACCTGTGTCCGAAGTGCAAAGCCAAGATGTCGGACAAGGAAGTGACGACGCTCAACCCACTGGAGTCGTAACCCCCACCGCTGTTGACGTAGCTGCACACGAAGCTGCTACCTCACCAAACAACGATACACCCTCCCCTACTCCGGCTCAGGCAGATGCGGGTAATTATCGCATGGGGCATGTTAACGTGCATGGTCTTGATATCTCAATAGAGAATCCGCAGGGCTCTACTCGCTCAGGAGTTGATGCCAACGGTAAGCCGTGGTCTACGCCGATGCAGTCTCATTACGGGTACATCAAGGGGACTGTAGGGAAGGACAAGGAACATGTAGACGTATTCATTAAGCCCGGAACCGATCCCGCAGCCATAAGCGATAAGGTATTCGTAGTAGATCAGGTCAATCCCGGCAACAGGAGTTTTGACGAACATAAGGTGATGATGGGTTTTGACTCGTTACCCGAAGCAAAGGCCGCGTACCTGAGCAATTACGACCAGACCGGTCCGTCAAGAATAGGAGACATAACAGAGGCGACAGCAGGAGAATTTAAGCAATGGCTGTCTGAAGGTGACACATCTCAGCGTTTCGCAGACGCACCAGTACAAGAGAAAGGTGGTGATACCAGTGGCGAAAATGGACAAAGAGGATCTGAAGGAAAAGAAAGCGGGAAAAACCCCGTCGAAAGCAGAGGAAAAGAAGGAGAACTGCATACCGGGGAAAAAGAAGGGCTGTTGACACCTGAGCAGGGGTCACAGGATGGTTCTGAGAACGTACCGGCCCCTACTGTGAAAACCAAGTTAACACCGGAAGAAGAAGCAGACGCGGAGTTCGATAAAGCTCTTGCAGAGGTTGACGCGGAGGCCGCTGCCAAGAAACCGGCAGCCGACCCCACAGTCAAAGAGAAGCAATCAGCCAACAAGGAACGGCTCAAGAAACCGAAGCAGGAACGCACCGCAGGGGAAGCCGCCAGCGATGCAGCAGCCCACGCGAAGACTGCTTACGATGAAGGTATAGCGGCCATGAAGGAAATCGCCGCGAAACTGAAAGAGAAGCGCGGTAGTTTCTCCACGAAAGATTCTGAAGAATACGCAATGTTCAAACCGCATCTTAAAAAGATGTGGGACGCAATTAAGGCCGCTTCCAAAGATGCTACCGCCGCCCTGAAAACATTTATCAGCGATGTTATCCGGGACATGGGCCGGGACTTTCTCCCTCACGCAAAAGAGTTTTACCGGGAAGTAAAGGCCGAAGAGGCCAAGCCTGTCGAGGTTGAGGATGCCGCAAAGGTTGAACCGATCGGCGACATCAAGGACATAGCGCAGCACATCCCCCAGATTGCAGAACGTATCTTGCCGATGCTCCGGGAAGGTAAGGACTTCTCCGGGAAGTTAACACGGCTCGCAGCCGGATGGTACGACGTGAAACAATCAGAGATCCTGACCGGCACGCGGACCAAGACGCTTCAGGAGGCCGCAGAACTGGCCGTAGTACAAAGAGCAAGAGAGATCACCGCTGACAAGTCGCTCGACGCTGACGCCAAGTTTGAGGCCGTGAATAACCTGTACGACATCCAGCCGATCTTAGGAGAGCGCACCAGTACCAGCATGGCAAACCAAGCGTACAGCACGCCAGCTCCGATATCATTTGCTATGCAAGAGTTCCTTGATTTGTTGACCCATCCGAAGTTGAATGTATACGAGCCTACAGCCGGGACAGGTATGCTTGTATTCGCCGCCAATCCTAACAGCGTATCAGCCAACGAGATCGGGGTTGATCGGCTTTCCGCCCTGAAAGCTCAGGGGTTATATGAAATCACCACGGATGATGGGCGCAGGCACATTGCCAACGTCGGAGCGGAAGGTACGTTCAGCCGAGTGATTGCCAACCCTCCTTTCGGAAAAACTGACACAGTATCGGCCAATGGGTTTCCGCTCTCCAAGATTGAACACCAGATTATGGCGGATGCTCTCTCTGGCATGACTGATGGTGGTAAGTCAGTATTTATCATCGGCGGCCATAACTTCAAAGACGGTCAGATGAACGGTACAGACAGAGTATTTTTAAACTACCTTTACAGCCATTACAATGTGGCACATAATATAGATGTCAACGGCGATGTTTATGTGAAGCAGGGTACCAAGTTCCCTATCCGGGTTATCGCTATCGACGGAAGGAAACCGGTACCTGACGACAACTACGCTCCGAAGCAGAAAGAGGTAGGGGCATACAAGTACGCCAACACCGTAGATGAACTACGCGCATTATTAAAGGGGGAGGCAGTCAATGAATCCAAGCCAAGCGATGTTAACAATTTGCCAGAACTTTCTGGACGAGCACCAGGGGACGGAACGGACATACCTGCTCGACCAAATAGCGAACAACCTGACAGGGCTGGAGATCGGGATGGACTCACCCCTACCGACAACAGCGAAGTCTCTGCTAAACCGGATAGACGGCCTGATGTCAACAATGCAGCAGCAAAAGATACAGAAGGAGCTGACGCAACTCAGGCCGGATTGCCTACAGGAAACGACTCTGGAGGAACTGACAGCGAGCTTGACCGACTAAAGGAAGAAAGTCCCACCAATCAACACCAAGTCCCTTACGTTGCCAAATCTAAAGGCCCCTCCGGTTACACTCTAGTACCCAAAAATGTAGCAGAAAGCCTCAAGGAAGCATTAGACCGTATTGCTGAATCCAATGGCGGGGATCTTGACGAGTTTGTGCGGAAGGAATTGCAGTATGATTCCATCCCCGAATTATTCAAATCCTACGCCGCCGAGCAGATAGACGCTCTCGCCATGTCTCTGCACAATATGAAAATAGGCAAGGGCATGATTATCGGCGACATGACAGGCATCGGTAAAGGCCGAGTTGTCGCGGGTATCATCCGGCATACTCTCCTGAACGGAAAGATACCTATCTTTGTCACAGAGAAACCTAAGCTGTTCTCCGATATGTGGCGCGATTTGGTTGATATCGGGACAGAAGACCGAGTTAACCCGCTCTTGATGGCATCCAGCACAGACGGTCATATTGTTAACGAAAACGGTGAAGTCCTGCAAAAGATTGATGGGGGGAAAGCAAGCACCCCGGTTGTGTACCAAAAGCTGGAATCTCAAGGCAAGCAAGCCCTTGACGCAATGGGACGCAATGCCGTGTTTGTCACCTATAGCCAGTTCTCCGGGAGTGGGTCAAGACAAAGACGTGTCATATCAGCTCTTGCCCCCGACAGTGTTATCATCCTTGACGAAGCCCATAATGCAGGGGGAGAAGATGCAAAGCCCACCGCAAAGAATCCCAATCCCGTCTCAATAGCCCAATTTGTGAGAGGGGATGATGTACTTGGAGCGGCGTCAGGAGTCATTTACTCTTCCGCGACATTTGCCAAACGTCCCGACAACATGCCTCTGTATTTCCGCACAGCCCTCGGCTCTTCCGGTATGAGTCCCGAACAGCTCACTGAGGTAATGAAGCGTGGAGGGGTAGCCCTACAGCAATTCATATCCGCCCAACTCACCAAAGCCGGTGACATGATTAGACGGGAACAAGACTTCTCCAAGATAGCCCGTTTTGAGAGGAAGGTAATCACAGCAGACAAGCAGCGAGTCTATGACCGTTCCGATACCATTACCGAACAGTTACGGGATATGATGCACTTCGCCGGAGAAATGGCTGACCACTTCCCGTGGGATGAAGTTGCCACAGAAAACGGGCAGGAAGTTACTTCAGGTGATGACGGCAGTAACGTAGGCGGTACAGACTTCAGCTCAGGGGTCCACAACCTGATAGGACAAATACAGTTATCCCTCAAGGCTGATGCTATCGTAGAAGAAGCGTTAACCGCGATAAAGGAAGGATACAAGCCGGTAATTGGTCTGATGAATACTATGGAATCGTTCTTGAACGATTACGCCGAACAAACTGGACTAAAAAAAGGCGACACAGCCGACTTCTCTTTTAACGATGTCCTTATCAAGATGCTTAATAACGGGCTGAGATACAACGTGAGAGACGCAAGGGGTGTAACTACAAAGCATTATGCAACAGAGGAACAGCTTGAACGCTTTGCGCCTGATTTACACATAGAATACAGACGCATCAAGTCTCTATTGGCCGACCTTCCTCTTTCAGACATGCCAGCATCACCAATCGACTACATCAAACAGAAGATTGCCGACGCAGGCCACACGATTAGGGAAATAACCGGTAGGAATACCGTTATCACTGATGGCGAGTTAACAGCGCGGGACGACAAGGACCGTAATACTTCCGTTAACGGTTTCAACAACGGTCCAGTGTCGGCCCTGCTTATCAATAGGGCTGGAGCGACAGGACTATCTCTACACCCGACAGCAAAGACAGGTGATAAGCGGCCAAGAAGAATGATAATTGCGCAAGCGGACCTCAACATTGATACCTTTGTCCAAATGCTTGGCCGAATCTTCCGCAAGGGACAGATACATGACCCTGAGTACATCATGCTCTCTACCGCCCTGCCCTCAGAGACTCGCCCTGCTATCGTAGTCGAAAAGAAAATGCAGTCCATGAACGCCAATACATCCGCCAACGATAAAAGCGGATTTTCTTCCGACATCCCGGATATGGTTAATCAATATGGAGATCAGGTCGTCGCAAACTGGTTGCGCCAAAATTTCTCATTTGCTACCGCTCTTGGTGTAGACCCAGATTCGGACGGGCAGCACGGGGATAAATTCAAGAAGACTACCGGACGCATGGGCCTGATGGCTGCACTCGACCAAGAGAACTTTTGGGCAGAGATAGTGGACGATTACAAGACCCTGATAGCAGAAAAAGACGCTCTTGGTCAGAATGATCTTGTTGCAAAAAGTTACGACTTCAAGGCCGAGACAGTTAACAAGACAGTCATACATCAAGGTTCTGACGAGTCGAACCCTTTTACAGCCAGCGCGGTAGTGGAAGAAATCAAGGCCACTATGCCCGGAAAACCATACACTTCCGCAGAAATAGTGGAGAAGATAAACAAGACTCTCAATGGCAAGAGCTTGGCAGAATTTAAAGCCAACCTATTGAGTGAAATGAACGACAAGGCCGATGTATTCAGCTCCGAGCACGAGGACGCAATTACTAAGTTACACGCGCAAAACCCCGAACTCGACGAAGACGGACACGTCATTGACAAAAAATGGCAGCGCGAGAAGATGAGGGCGCTAACGGCCATAGAGGCGGTAAGCCATAACAGAGATACATTCATTGAAATGATCCGCGCCGTAGACCTTGGCAAGACGTATCAAGTGCCTTTCGGGGATGAAACTTTACCCGCCGTCCCGTTCGATATACGTATTGACAGCGGCAGCGGAAACCCGCTTGCCCCCTCTAAAATCAAGATCATGTATGCCATCCCCAACGGAAATAAAATGTTGGCTGTTGGAATGAACCGCAAGAACGTATGGGGAGATGCCGTATTACAGAACAGGGACATGGTGGGGAAAGAATGGGACGACCTCGACGGCGGTGAGCTGAGACGGACACGGCATGTCATAACAGGTAATGTGCTTCAAGGCTTTTCTGCGTTAACTTCCCGCGCACAGCTCGTAAACTTCACCAGAGATAACGGCACAACCGATCAAGGCATATTACTTCCGGTAACTGCCGATATAGGCCAGTTGACCGCCAGCCAGACAGCAGGGCCGGAACAGGTCGCGCAGTACATAGCCGGTTCAAGCAACCGCACCGCCAGAGATAAAGGCAACGACATTACCATAATGAGCACGCACCGTGGCGATGCCTTTATATCGGTTCCCGGCAGCAAACAACGCGCTGGCAAATACTTCCTTGACCGTGACCTTCTGTCGATCACAGGCGATTTCAGGAAAGCCAAAGGGCGCATGACTGTATCTTTCCCCATTGCGCAGGCAGGAGCGGCGCTTGCAAGGCTTGACGCTATCGGGGCAAGGTTCAGTATACCCCGTCAGGGCGTCTCGCAAACAGGCGGTAACGGTCAGCGGCTAAACGCTCACCCCTTTACGCCCGACCAGATAGTTTCATCGCTCTCAGGGCTCAAAGAGAACTTACAGCAGGATATCCCAAAGCTGGTTGAACTCGGAAAGCAGATATACGAGAAGTCAGGGGACAACCTTAAATCATTCATGGCCGGTATGCGTAAATATCTGGGGGATAAGTACGAGCAATTCAAGTCACATATCCTCAACGTCTACCGGGACGTAAAGCGGATTATGGCTGATGAACGGGGCAAGGTCGGCAAAGACATCAATGCCGAAGATGATAAAACCAAAGGACCGGGCAAGCCTTCCGCTGATGTAGTTGCAGACAGGGTGGATACCTTGAAGACCAAAATAGCGGCAGCGTCGGCAGCAAAAGATCTTGCTCATGTATGGGATGAGATTAGAAAGGGTATCCGGCCTGAAAGTCGCAGTGCAATGGCAAAGCAGATGGCAATGGCTTTGCGTGTGTCCATTGGTAGCCGTAACCGGGGCAATGATACTTTTGCCGAAGAGCTCAACAAGAGTGTGGTAGCAGAGGAAATAGGAAAGGTTGCGAAGCTCAAGGATTGGCTCCTTTCAGCGGGGCAGACCGCCGCTGACAAGATATTTTCCACAAGGACCACGGAAGAAAAGCACGCTTTCATGCAGGCGATGGACGGGCCCGCCACAGAGAAAGCCGCTTACTTCGCTGCTCACCCTGAGCTTGAACCCATTGCCGTAGTCATTGATCGGATGTTCCAAGAAAAATCTGACCAGATCCGGGCATTAGGGACAGGCGCGCTCAAGGAACTGAGAGAAACATACTTCCCTCATATCTGGGAACGGGAAGAGAATGGCAAAGACATTGCGTCTCGCATGAGCAAACGCCCGATTGAAGGGAGTAAAGACTTTGCAAAACATCGCGTTTTCGATGATGTTAACGCAGGTCTTAAAGCCGGATACAAACCGGTTAGCGACAACCCTATCGACCTGGTGTTTCTAAAAATGCACGAAATGGATAAGTACCTGTCTCTGCATACGGCATTGCAAGCGGCGGAACGGGCTGGCGGTGATACTGTCAGGTTGGTGCCTATGGGCAAACATGCTGACGCTCCAGCAGGATATAAGTTCATTGATGGCGTAGGAAGCATTGAGCGTAGCCATATGCAGTCACCCGGAGACGACACCAACATTGGTGTCGGCAAAACAAACCGATACCGTTATACGGCGCGTGAGGACGTTGCGCAGATACTCAACAATTACTCTTCAAAATCTTTGTATTCCGTCAAAGAGTTCGGCATTGGCAAAGTAGCCAATATCATCAAGGCTACCGGCAATACGCTTAACCGGTTCCAGCTCGGAGTACTGTCAGCGTTCCATGCAGGCTTTACTTCTTGTGAAGCTGTCATTTCTCACGCAGCATTAGGAATGAAAGCAGCGGGTAATTTTGAGTTCAAGGACGCGGCAAAGTATATGATAGAGGCTCCAGCGGCATGGTACCTCAATCCTAAGCGCGGCGGTGAGATCCTGAAAGCATGGAGGGAGGCAGGAGTGGACGGCGTGGTACCTGATGTCGTGAGGTATTTGGAAATGGCCGGGGCAAGATTCTCTCCTGATATGCGGTTCTTCACGAATGATACGCAAAAGATGGTGAGCGATTGGAACGACGGGCATCGCGTTAAGGCGACACTCCGAGCGCCCCTTGCTTTCGTAGAGCAATCCGCCCGACCTATTATGGAAATGCTTGTGCCTCGCCAGAAAGCGGGAGTATTCGGAGAGATGGCAGACTATTGGGTAAAGCATAACCCCGACGCTACCCAAGTTGAGACAGCGGAAGCAATGCAGCAGATTTGGAACAGGGTAGATTCGCGGCTTGGACAAGTGAATTATGAGCGATTGTTTGCCAACAACATTGCCAAGAATTTAGTTCAGCTACTTGTCCGTGCTCCCGGCTGGACAGGCGGCACGTTGCTGGAAGTCGGCGGAGGGGTTAAAGACCTTGTCAAGTCTCTTGTGGAGGCACCTGCCAACGGTGGAAAATTAAACCTGAGCGACAGGGCAGCATACACGTTATCTATGCTGATGGTCACAGGACTGAGCAACGCCCTTCTGACAGCGGCATGTACCGGGGAAGTTCCTAACGATTGGCGCGACCTTTTTGCTTTCAGGACGGGCAACGTGGACGAATACGGCAACCCTGAGCGGTTCATGCTCCCCACGTACATGAAAGATTTGTATGCTTACGCTAAAGATCCCATTGGCACGTTAACAAACAAGGCACACCCATTATGGGGTCTTATCAGCCAGATCAAGAACAACAAGGATTATTACGGAGTAGAGGTCCGACACCCTGACGACAACTTTGCTCAGCAAGCCGGGGAAACCGCTAAGTTCGTTGCCAAAGCGTTTGTACCTTTCTGGATGCGGGGAGTCCAGAAGGAATCGGAACGAGACGGGAGCGCCCTTGCTATGGCCGCACCTTTAATCGGGATCATGCCAGCGACCAAGAAACTCAACCAGACGGACGCCGAAGCAAAAGCCAGTGAACTCGCTGCCGGTCACTTTCAGCAGCGGTCACGCACACAGGAAGAGGCCGACAAGTCACAGATGAAAAGCCAGATTGGCCGATCTATGCGACTGCACCCCGGAGAAATCCCCCCGGAGGCGACGCAGGCTATGGAAGATGGTACGTTAACACGGCGCTCGTTGCTGTCGAGTTTCAAACAGTCAAGACAGACCCCGATAGTTAATCAGGTCAACCAGCTCACTATGCCAGAAGCCCTGCAAGTATGGAGCAAGGCCGACGACGATGAAAAAGAGAAGTTACGACCGGTTATGCAGCTCAAGATAAGGCGGTCATTCGGCACAATGCCGCGTGCGGATTTTGAAGCTCTGCGTCCCAAGCTGGAAGAATCAGGGCTTATTCCCCGAATGTGACATCCAAGATGGGTTGCAAGTTAACGCAACTTTGTATATAATGCCTAAAAAATTGCCACGTTCGGAGAATACAGCCATGCCAGAAGATTCTATAGCCGTACCCATGAAAGAACGCCGCCGCAGTTTGCTCACCGAATCCGATTTAGTGGCTATTTCTAACGCATTTAAAGAGCACTCCAAGTGCAATATGGGTTGGCTACAGGAAGAGGTGTCAGAACTGAGGAAACACGGGTTGTCACCTGAAGAGGCTGGCGTACTTAAAAAGTTCGTCTCAATAGCCAACAGGGCTGCAACGGTAATCGGCACGGTAATTCTGGCAGCAATTGGCACGGCCCTTATCGCGTTATTTACAAAAGGTTGGTGGGTCTCACTCGCCAATGGTATTCACAAATCAGGAGGAAATTAAGCATGAGGTTTATTATCACATTTGTTTTGGGCTTTTTATTCACCGCATCGGCGCTTGCGGCAGATTGCGAAAAAGCCCTGTTCGGTTGGACGGCCAGAGGTGGGCATCATATATCAGGAGTATTCGGCAATGAAGGTGGATTCCAAAACCTCAAGTCAGACCGTGGAAACTTTAGCGCAGAGACGGGAAAGAATTGCGGCGGAACGAACTATGGGTTGTCTTGCCGAAGTTATCCTGCAATTAATGTCCGCTTGCTCACAAAAGAAAAAGCCGCAGAGATTTATCATTCTGACCAATGGGCGGCAGTAAAAGGTGACAATATTAAAAGCCAGTACATTGCGTACAAACTGTTCGACCTCGGCATCAACATGGGAACCGGCAGTGCGATCATACTGATGGAACAAACCATAAACGAACTGAATGACTCCCAGAAGGACTTTCCCCTTATCGGACATATCACTCAAGCTCATGTGGATTGGATTAACTCCTACACGCCAGACAGGACGCAGAGACACCTATTCATCGCCACATTGAAGCTAAAAGCTATGCACCGGTATCTCTCTATCGTCCAGAAGAATCCAAAGATGAAAAACTTTCTCGTAACGTGGGGAGTACGTGACTTAGATGATGAATAATTTTGTTTTCCCGGTCGCCGGTCAGCGCAACCGAATGTATGTTCTCACAGGGGTCTTGGCTATTGCCGGACTCCTGTTCGTTTATAATCTCTTCTTCCATCATGCCCCTACTACCGGGATCTACTCTACCCCACCACCGGCCAAAGGTATGCCATTAAAGCCGAGCATAACGGTAGCTGTCAAAGCAATTCAGGTTTATGATAAAAAACACGCCGTCAAGGCGATGCATTTGCCCCCAGAGGTTGCAGACGACCCCACTAAGGAGATAGTCGCCACCGGCCTGCTAAAACCTTCTGAGGGAGGCTATACGGTCGCAGCCGTCACCGATACAGGCACCGGGGTGACTGAACTGGTAACACGAGAAGAGCCACGACCGCTGTTCGCTTTCGGTGGCCGGTCAGAAGTAGGCACCCTCGCCGGAATGACTACAGGCGGCCAAGCCGTGCTCGCTTACGCCCGTCAAGACATTCTCAGGGTTGGACCGATCCATCTTGGAGCGGCGGTAGGTTCCGGCATGATAGGCACCAAGTTGGGAAGTGGTGCGTTCATAGATATAAAAGCCGTTTGGTGATGTTGCCCCGTAACACCCAAATCGTAATAATTCTAGCATCTTAGGTGTGTACCACTTTTAAACCACCCGATCACGTAACTTGCTGATATATAAAGGTTCTGAAATGTGTCAATATCATTTCAACCGTTTCAGGATAAACTCACACCCCCAATTCCCGTAAGACAATGCCGGCTTCCACCTGTCATCAAACGCTACAGCCTTACCCAACCCGCTATCAATCTGGTTGTAGGCAACCCCATGTGGCAAGGTGTTGGTTTTGCCGTAGGGGCAATCCCCACGTGGTTGCCCTGGTTTTGACGTTTGATGGTAAATTCATATGACACCATTGCGCAACATTTTCGGCGGGCGGCCACATGGGGCCGCCCCTACGGTTGGTATTCATCGTCCTTCGTCCATTTTGATGGATTGAATCGGATATATTCCCGGATGCAACTATTTCCTTTTCATTGCGGATAACCCGTTCGTAATAATTGCGCTGCCATAAACGGCCAAGAAACGGTGGCCACCCCAATTCCTTGACCCCATGGATATAGGCATTGGTGGTCATCGTTTTAAACCATCCCATTACATCCCCCAACGTGGGGGCACCACCATGTGGTTGCCCGGTGTTGGTTTTACCGTCATTGATCACAATAATCCCGTGAAAATGATTGGGCATAACCACACTTTCATCCAACGAAACCCGCGGCAACCGTTCCGGCAATTTAAACCACCATTCCGTAACCATCCGCCCGGCGTCATTCACCTGCATTACGTCACCGGCAATATCGCCAAACAGGCATTCCCGCCCATGGACGCACACTGTCACATAATACGCACCGACCGTGGAATAATCATATTCCCGCAGGCGGATGGAATGATGATGATGGATGTCAGGATTAAATGTCATTATGTCACCGTAGGGACGGCCCCATGTGGTCGCCCGATTTTGATTCACCCCCGCGCCAACGACAACAACCCGCAACCGAAGGCTTTGGCCGGACCGAAAGCGGTTTGAATCAATTCCAACGATTTAAGAGTTTATGTGGTGTGTAGCGTCAGCGGAACCGCCGCATAAACTGTTGTTGAACTAAACCGCTTCGGCTCCGCTGCTATTTGGATTTT